AGAGAATGCCGAACAAGGCGTCCCATCCAACCCCTCATTACGGGGTTCTTCAACGCTTGGCGGCTTCGATTCAGTTTGATTCTGGTTCATGATTTTAAGGCTTCGATTCGGGGTGGATGGACTCGGCGTTCCCCGAAGATGGTAATTCGTCCCATGTCCGGCCATTCAGCACGCGGCCAGTGGCTTTCTTGTCCACGCCTCCCCACTGCTTGAAGTGGAAGGCGGTTCGGTCGTCGCATTGGTCGCAGAGGATTTCCACCCACTCGCGTTCCATGGGCCTTGCGCCTGGTCCACTCTCACCGCCGACGATCAGCCAGTCGGGGCGAAGCTCGCCCATGTGGATTCTGCCGACCAGCGGCTCCGCACTCACGAAGCGGACGCGGGCGGGAATTTCCATGAGTAGCGGCATCCGCTCATCCCATCGCGTTTGATCTTCCGCGCTTGTTCCGATCCATACGTTTTCGGGGATAGTTCCACGCTCGGGCATGTCGATGCAGTCGATCCAGCTTTCCGCCATTTCGCCATCTACGAGGCTCACGCGGCGATACCAGTTTTCGGGGCGTTTGGTGAGTAGCAGCCAGTCAAGATTCGGAGTTGCCGCGATGAGTTCCAGCAGATCCGCCAGCCACTCAATCGGCACCTCGTCGTCGAGCCAGTCAGCCAGTGACGCGCAGAACACCCGTGGACGCTCGGCGGCACCGTCGGCGGCTTTGTTCCATTGCTTCGGCTTGCGCCAGTTTTCAGCAGCCGTGCGAGAGCGTGGCTGTCCTTTTCCCCACTTCACCCGACCATATCGGGTATCCATGAGCGTTTCGGCGTAGCAGTGCAGACAGCCGGGCGATACCTTCGTGCATCCGTTCCACGGATTGAAGGTGTGGTGAGTCCATTCGATTTTAGAGTTTTCCATGATGTTAGTCTTTCGGTGATTCGGGCAACGGGGAACAAGTCGTGGGATACGACGGCGACTAGCCGCCTTGTTGAGTTCGGGCATCTGCGCGCCGCGTATCCACATCGGCGTTAGCAGAAAGAGAGCGCATCGTTGATTTTCTTGCGCAGTTCGTCTTTTACGTCCTGCGGTGGCTCCTCTCTGGCCATGTTGTTGTTTCGCGATTGCAGGCGCGACCAGCGTTTTTCAAGACGCCAGCCGTGCCGTTTTGTAGGGCGCGTCTGGTGGACTATCCAGTCCAGTTCCATGCGCATTTCGGCGCGCTGCCAGTAACGGTATTCTACCCGGCTGAGTGAGTCGGGAGAGATGCGTTCGATTATTGTGGAGTAGTTCATTTTTAGAAGAGTGCTAACCAGCGCGATACAGACAACGCCTACGGCGTGTCTGATCGGCGGATGTTGGGCAAAATAATAGAAAGCTAACTCGATGATCTTTCGTGATGAGTATCGATTGCAGAGGATTATTGGAGCCCTACATGCGGGCATCATTATGACAGGTTCCCTCATGCTCGGTGTCACACTCAAAGTCAGAGGATATCCTGATGAGTTCGCCGATATTCCACTTCTAATGCTATTCGTCCGGAATTGGGGTTTTACCCTCATTCTGATTCCACTCGCATGGGTAGTATACACCATCTGGAGTGAACGCGATGATACGGGATCGTTCTCGAAGCGGTGGACATTGATTAGCGGAATCGGTCTTGGATTGATTCTCATCTGGTTCCATTCCGCCTTGGTTCTACAGGCAGGATCATCTTTACTCGTGGCCGATGGACCGACTCAATAAGACAGCCCAACAAGCCGGCGCTGGACAACCCCTGATACGCTTTGAGTTCGATTGACCACTGGCATGATAAACCTTACACCACAGTCGAAGGCTCGCTCCCGATCAGGGGTGCCAGGCCTTTGACGTTAGGCAGAAGAATGAAACGCAGAGCCGTAATCATCCTGACGTGCGCCGCCGTGGGGTTCGCGTATCTTGCCGCTCCGATTTTTGCCGGCGCGAACGCAGTCGGCGCAAGGCGTGGTCCCATTTTATATCCCGCCGGATTACACTCCACGCTCTACATTATTGGATACGAGAGCACGCATGACCACAAACCGCGTGAGAGTATCACCAGCGAGCTGTATTACCGGTCAATTTTCTACTTTTTTCCAGAACGACCCCGATCAAAGGACGATAGAGAAGAGATTATGAATCGATTGAGGCAGAGGCATCGTCCTGAAAGCGGATACCTTAAAGAAATCGAACGCCATAACAACGAGCTAAATGAAAAATGAGCCTAACAAAGCACTGGAGCCAATGCGATTGCTTGTCACGATCAGTGCTATTTCCGCACTGCGTGCGGGCACTGATCGCGCCAAGCAACCGCATGGCTCAGTTTGAGCGTTAGCGGGACTTAGAACCTCCCGCCGAGTGAGTAGCCAAGACCCATCCACGCGGCCATTGCCTGCATGTTTCGGGCGCGGCGCGCGCGGTTCTGGCGCACGTTTTCCTTTTGCTCGTCGGTGAGAGAGTTCCACCATTCCGCTTCCTTGCGTTGGCGTTCCAGCCTCTCCGCTTCGGCGCGGTCGATTGATTGCTGGCGGCGTTCCTCGAAGGTTCCGCGCTGTTTGGCTTGTCCCATAGTTTTGGTCTTTCGTGTTGGTTGAGTTGTTCGGTAATTCGGCCCGCTAACAAGTGCATGCTGGCGACGGCGACTAGCCGCCTTGTTGAGTTCGGGCATCTGCGCGCCGCGTATCCACATCGGCGTTATGCAGAGAACTGCAAACCAAAGCTACGTTCAGCGAGATAATTAATGCCCACCACTCCCATTGCAGCGGATTATACCCGAGCGTGAGAACAACCACACCTATTGAGGCCCCTTGGATTAATGCGTAGAGTGTTGATTTTTTCATATTGTCGTATAGTTTTCGGAGATTCTCGAAGAGCATAACAAGGCAGCGCATGCGACCCGGACCCGCTCCCTTGTTGGATTTTCAGGGTGATTCGTTAGTTCTGGGTGTTGGCGGCGCGGCGCTCCCGGTCCGGATCGCATGGCCTTGATCGTTCTGGATAATTTCTACGTTGTAGGGCGTAGACCGCCGCCTCATGCGCCGGATGTCGATGCACTCGGTGCAGGCTCTCCATATTTTACCTGTGCCTTGATGAGTTACCACGGACTCGGCAGGCTTACCGCAGAAATCGCAATCCAGAACAAGGTCGCCGCATGCAACGCCGGGGGCGTTGCTGCTTGGATTCGATATGTTTGGGTCGGCGTGCATGGGCTTAGTCGTTGTCCAAGGGGAGTTCGCCGGGCTGGGGAGAGCTTGGTTTTGCTGTTTCGAGTTGGATACTGCGGGCTTCCGGCCACAGGAACGAGAGAAGGTCAGGGAGCGCTTTGCGGCAGCCTCTGGGGATGGTCCAAGGGACGATTTGCCCAATGGATTGCGCTTCGTCGCGCGGGAGGCTTTTGCGTTCGCCTTGTTCGTATAGCATCCAGAACGGATGGCGGGCACTCACGGGAACGGCAATTGTCATGCCCGGATCGTTCTTGGACATTAGACGGCGTTCCGCGAAGTGGATTAGAAGGAAGCATAGTGCGCCGAACTCAGCACGCTTTGCCATGTGGGCATACTGTCGGTTCTTGAACTTGTCGTCATTGAGGGGGAACGAAGCACCCTGCATGCACTTTGCCTCGATGATGATTTGCCGCCCGCCGGCCAAGCATCCATCAAAGTCTGGAAGTGAGGGGACGAGAATAGTCTTACCCCCGAAGATGACGCCTTGCACGCCGTAGCGAGAGAGAGTCAATCCTCCACTGGCTTCCTCGCGCCTTGCAGCTTCGAGAATCAGCGTTTCGAATTCCTTTCCTTTGAGTGATGTGGGGACCATGGCGGGCGGCAAAAGTGGTTTCAATGTAAAGTATTAGGAATCCCGTCTGCGAATGACGCGAGCATCGGGCAGGTGACGTAGAGGTGGTAATGGTCGAAGGCCGCGCGGATATGCTTGCACTCACTGACTCCCTCGCGACCAGGGGCGTATGGAATCCAGTTGCCATGCCGACGGAAGTTTGGTTCGGCGACCATTTGGAAAAATACGCAGGAACAACGACCGTGACCGTTGCGGGCGGTGAGATCGACGAAGTGGAAAATGTCCGACAACGATTTTGATTCCACACGGTAGCGGAATGGTTCGTTGGGAACGGTCTCAACCCACGGCGGATCATAGACGGTCCACTTGTCGTTCACTTTTTGGCGGGTGCTCATGGCTTCGATTGGAAAATGGTTTGCGCGGCTTCGAGTTCATCGGCCAATTCGCGCAGTATTTTTGTCGGAACGTTCTGATATTCGCTATCCGGCCAAGTGGTCACACAGATGCGCGCAAACACGACCAGTTCCTTCCACCGCGGCACCGGTGCGGGCTTCGGCTTCTTCTCGCGCTTGGGCTTGGCGTCTGCCGCCTTGCGCGGGGCCTGCGGGGACTTTCCTTTGCCTGCTGCAACCTCCTCCGCAGTCAACCACACACTACCCCACGAATCGCGGGACGGCTTCACCTTGAGCATTCCGTTTTCGCCTCGGTCGAGGACGGTCCCGGTGGCTCGCAGTTTGCGGCCGGTTCGGAGGTAGTGGATGGTTGGCATGTGGTGGGTGCAGGTGGGTGCTTCAGTTGCCGACGCCAGACAGGAGGTCTTGGCCTTTGTCGGCAAGGGCTTGGAGTCCGGCCTTCGCCTGATCGAAGTCGAGAAGCGTCTGGCTGCGTTCGCCGGCCAGATACCTTTCGCTTTCATGGATGACCTTGGTGATGGCGGTGCACATCTTCTTTTCGATCTGCACGGCTCCCGACTCGCCGTCCGCGGCCTTGTCCACCTGCACGCACGGGGCGGAGATTTCATGAAGAAACTCCGACCTGCATTCCAGTTGCTTCGTGGCGTGAAGAATCACGCTGCGGGTGCCCTGCTTGGTGCGGCGAATGGCAAGACGGGTGATGGTCAGACCTTCGGTGTATTCCGGCGGAAGCTCCATGATCTCGCAGAACACGGCTGGCAGCGCTGCCCATGCTTTGGTGAGGGATGGAAGCGGCTCCTCCTTGGCGGTGATTTTCGATTCAACCAAGTCGTTGGTGTCGTCGGTGTCTTTGTTGGCCGTCACTCGCATGATGACGGATTTGTTGTCGATGGCGATGCTGTTTAATTGCATGGTGCTCTATTGTTGGTTTGGGGTTGGGGAGACGGTTAGATTTCCGCATAGGTGGCCTTCGGTGGCAGCCCGTGCTTGGCGCGGCGGAAATTCTTCCAAGCCAGTCGGTCGGCTTTCAGGCTGGCGATGGTCACGCTGTTTGCGTGGCTCGACTGCCTGTGAGGGCTGGCGTTCTGGTAGGTGTTATATGGCTCCGCTCTGCGGAGTTCGGCTTTTCTGGCTCGGTGGCCTGGGGTTGTGCTCATGGTGGTGGGGTTAGGAGAGTTTGCGATATTCCGCGAATGTGGTGGTGAGCGTGACGACAGCCTCGCTCCACGATGTCACTTCCGGCGCGTTCCAGTCGCCATCTGCTCCTTCGCGAACCTTGTAGATCATGTCGCCAAGGTCGGCATGTGGGTTGGTGATGATGGCGTAAATTGCATTCAGCACCTTGTTGACGGTTTCGTGGTAAGCCTTCTCGTCGGCAAGATCGACTCCGAGCATGTGGCAGTTCTCTTCAAAATGTGAGAGTTGCTTGATGCGGATGGGGATACGGTTGGCAATGCAGTATTCGACATCGCGCCCGTTGGGGTGTGCCCATCCTTTTTCCTCCCATTGGCATTCCCACTCTGCTCCTTCAGCGATGGCGGAAAGGGTTTCTCCAAGTCGTTTGAGTTCGTCGGCGCTCATGACTCCGCTCCTCCTTTCTCCCTCGCCGCTTCCCGCTCTTGAATCAGCTCCAGTTCCAGCATCCCGGGATAGACCGACACCGACCGCGGGCGAACCTTGGCGATCATCTGTTCCTTCTGCTCCGGTGTGAGTTGCAGGAACCATACGATGCGGTCCACGGCGGATTCCGTCCGCGCAATCAGGTCCTCGAAGCGGATCTTGAGCACGCTCCCGATGTGGCCGGTGATGGCTTGCAGTGACTTCGCTTCGTCTTCCCTCAACCGCCGCTCGTATTCGGCAATCTGGTAGTCATCGACGTGTCCAGTGAGCACTCCAATCAGTCGCATGAATTTCAACTGCGAGAGCGCTTGCTGGCGGCGACTCCGAGTGAGGAACAGGAAACGATAGTGGAATCCCTCCGGCAGGGTCATGACGTGGGGTTCGAGGACCTTTACGGCTCCGTCCTGCCACTCGCGGATGTATTCTGCGGTGCGGGGCTTGAGGACGCGCTTCTGGTCGCTCTCGAATGTCGGGTGTTCGCCGTCGCATCGGATGCCAGCGGCGTCGAGCATTTGCAGGGTGAGGCTGGATCCGCATCGAGGGAGTCCGCAGACGATGATTGGTGATGGGGTGGTCATTGGTTGCTTTCCGTTAGTCTGCCATCATGGCTTCGATCTCTGCTTTCTGCCGGGTGAGTTCGTTGCAAAGCGCAATCACTCCTGGTTCAAATCCGGCAGGGATGTCCGACCGCCGAACGATGGTGTGAAACGCTGGAATCTTGGGATGCCATGACCAGAAGTGCCATTCGGGAACATCCATCACGATCATCGAGAGCCATATCTGCGGCAGGTATTCTTCTGGGCAGACTTTCTCACGGATGCGCTTGTAGGCCACTTTGCCTCCGGGGCACTTCATTTCGAGCCCGAAAGCGCGACCGCTGACCAGCGCGTCGGGCGAGACTCCAAGCGGCAGCGTGTTGTGGCTGACAAATCCCACCTGCTCGATCTCGTTTCCCGTGTATGCCTCGTAAGCGGCAAGGGCTTGCGGTTCCAATCGGGTGCCTCGCTTCATCCAATACGTCTCATAGCCGGGCTCGCAGTCGTCGCCATCGGCTTCCTCGCCAATGATGGTATCTATCAGGTTTACGCGAGCGTCGAGAGACTTCTTGTCTGTATTGTAAACGAACTTGCCGACCGATGATCCCGTGATCTTTCCGCGACGGATAGCCAGCCACTCAGGCGAGCGTTGGGGCATGGTGTGGACGGTGTAGCTCACTCGGCCCTCCTTGCTGTGATTGAGATTGCCGCTTTCGTGAGGCGCAAGGTAGGCCGGAAGATTTGGGCCGCCGTCGCCTGCGGTGAGAGTTTTTCGTATCCCTCGATGAATGACTCCGCCGCGACGGTGAGCGCGTTCCGCTCTTCACTCACCCGGATCAACTCATTCTCCAGCCGGATTGTTTCCGCCTGCCATGACTCCTTCTTGCGCTTCATCTCGGCGAGCTTGTCCACGCGGTCCTCGTCGTCATCGTCCAGATCGTCCCAGTCTTCGCTTGGGGCAATGAGGTTGTTCTGTTTGGCGAGGTGGGTAGCAATTTCCCACAAGGCGTTCACCTGCGAATCACCGATGTTGTTCCGGCGTTGGAGTTCGGCAAAGTTGCGGTCTCCTGCGACCTTCGCTTTCTCTGCGTTCGCATTTCCAGCAAAGTGAATGATAGCAAGGATGATCAGAAGCGCGGTGATGGTGCCGATGGCGATTCCCATCCAGAGGTGCAGCGTGTTCATGCTTCCTCCTTCCATTCGAGATTGGCGAGCACTGCATCAGCGAATTTAAGTGAGAGCCTCGCTATTTCTTGGTCGGGTTCCTCGCCTTGATCAAAAAGGCTGGACATGATTGGAACGGTTTCCTTATTGGAAAGAATCCCCTGCAAGGCCATCCCTGTAAGCCAAGCGCGGAGGGACATGCCCGCTCCCATGAATCCGCCTTGGCTGTTGACTGTAGGGAAAGCAGGACCGCCGTTGTTGATCGTGTTCATGCTTCGGCCCTCCCCTCTGCTGGCGCGAGAGCCAGCGTTTGGATGCTATCGCCCTTCTCTCCGCTCTTCACTGTCAGGAGAATCGCTTCCTCACCTTCGAGCCCGTCGAGGATCTTCCCGAACGTGCTGGAGAACGTGACCGCATCCTTGACTGTGCCGTCGCCGCCGGCCTCCTCGTATTGGAGCTGCCAACATGTCCATTTCTTTTCGGAGTCATCGGGGGATCTCCGAACGGTGTGGCTTTTGTAAAAGGCGTGGATGGCTTGGGGGGCCATCGGTGGAAACAATTCTTCGCGTCTCACCCATATTGCAAAAAGCTGTTTTACGTCTTTGAGTCCACCGACCCCGACTCCTACTGGGAGAAGCCCGTGTTCGCGCATTACGGCTTCCGCCTCCGGCCCGGTTTTTACCCCAGCGGCTTGGTAGGCATCGCGGAGGTCGTTCACCATGTCCATCCGCTCTGGCATATCAGCTTCTGGCTCGGCTTCCTGCGCCTTTGGTGCGGCCTTGGCTCCCTTCGGTGCCTTTGCGGGTGCGGGCTTTGCTGCGGCGGGCTGTGGCGTGCTGTCGCTGCCAGTAATGACCTTCGTAGTGGTGGGTTCGACAACGTGGCCGCGGGCCTCGCGCATGTCCATCGAATCGAGGTCATCGTCGGTCTGTACGCCAAGGATGATTTGTGGCTTGTGGCGGCGTGCCCATTTTGTTGCTCCGGTGTAACCCAGCTTCTGCTCGGGATCCTTGGTCCACATGGAATTGTCGGTTTTCGCTTGGGCAACCGAGACTCGGACAGCCTTGATTCCGGAGAACTCCAGTTCACTCATGGCAACGCGGTCTTCCGTCTCGGCATAGGCGGCGATCTTGATCCGCTCGGACTCGGTGACATCGCGGTTGTTCGGGGTCGAGTAAACGACGATGGCGAGGTCCGGCCCTTGTTTGGAGTTGAACGCCTGGCGGAGTTCGACGCCGGCCAGCGACATGACGGCTGCCTTCACCAGCTTTCCTTGAAATCCCAGCTTGCCGCCGACGACGTAGGTTTCCGCCGCGACAGCGAACGGATCCATTTCCCAGCGGAATGCTTGGTTGACGACGAGGAAGCAGTTGGCTCGGACTTCATCGGCGGTGAACCATTCCATCGTGCCGCCCTTCTTGCGGCCAAGGAGATGTTCGGGGATGAGTGAGGCGGAAGCCATGGTTTGGGCGATCATCATCATCTGATTGAACCGCTGCGGATTCATCAGGTTGGCGACGGCGGGGGAGTCGATGATGGTCATCGGCTGTGTGGATAGTTCTGTGCTCATTGTTCGGATTGTGTGTCTTGTTGGTGCTCGTGGAGTTTGCGGAGGTTCTGTTCGTGGATGGCGGCTTGGAGCCGGGATTTATCGGGCCACCATGCCTTGCCCGTGCTCAGGTCGCGGATGACTCCCGCGAGGGTCTGGTCGGAGTAGGTGGCGACGATCTCGTAGTCGTTCATTGGTCTTGTGTTACGCCGAATGAGGTTCCGCGCCGTTAAGTGCTTCAATTTCTTCCGGTGCTGTGAACGTTTCAGGAACTTGCTCGATGATAGTGGCGACGGCTCGGAGCTGTTCGGCGGCCTTCTTTCGCTGCTCGATAGTGTATTTCATGTTCTTGGCATGCTTTGAAACATTGATGCAGTTAACGATGTTGCCGACTGGGTGCGCGTGGCTGTCATGACTCCATGGCTCATCTTTCCCGGTGGAAAGTTTCATTTCATCCTTTGAGACTTCGCAAAGGTACCCGTGATTTGTATGTCCGATGATTTTCATTTCTGTGCGTGTTGGCTTTCGCCTCCAAAACCCGCCCCCCTTGCGAGGGACAGGTGTTTCTTTTGTGGGTTTGGTCGGCGTGCAATTCTCAAGCTGGCGTTACACTAAAGGTTCTTGAATACCTCTCCCGGGACGTTCCCTGCCGGGTCTTCCGACCAAAGTGTTATCTCACCTGGGGCTTCATGAACACCCGCAGGCCGGGAATCTCCGGTGGCGTGTCTCCGTTCATCCCGGCGGCGATGGCGGCAAGAATCTCCTTCCGGCGCTCGGTTAGGGTGACGAGTCCAGCGTCGTGACGGTATAACTTGTCGAGGTCGAGGACTTCATACTCGGGAACCATCTTCACTCCCTTCGGAGCTTCCGGCACAAACTCAGGAACGACAACCTCCGCTGCCTTTCGATCGGACTCCGCTTTCTCCGCTGCGATGCGGGCGGCTTCGGCGGCTGCCAGTGCCGCGGATTTCGCCTTGGCCTCCTCGGCAGCTTTGGCGGCGGCGGCTTCCTCTTCGGGGGAGACTGCATTGAAGGCGTCCTCCTCGGCCTTCCGTCGTGCTTCCTCGGCGGCAGCTTCGGCGGCGAGGCGTTCCGCTTCTGCTTTGGCTGCGGCGGCTTCTGCCTCACGCTTCGCTTTCTCCTCTGCCTGGCGCTTGGCCTCGGCCTCACGGAGGATGCGGTTGCGCTCGGCGAGGACGGCGGCCGCATAATCGCCGCGAAGCTTTTTCACGCGGTCTTCCTCGGCAGTGATCGCGGAGACAAATTCTTTGGCGGTTGTGTCCACCAGTTTCCCGAAATCCAACGCAGGGCGCTTTTTGGCTTCGCGGGATTTCTCGACTTCGATCCGCATGGCGGCGAGTGCTTTGATTTGGATGTCGGCGGCGGTATCGCTGGCCGGATCCTTGATGGTGACGATCATCCCGGCGTGCTTCAAAAGCTCGTCCTTCTTTTTCTGATAGGACGGCGCGATGGCGAGGCTGTAGCCAGTGCCGGCGAGGATCAGGGGCGAGTCGTCGGTGACGACTTCGGCTTCGATGGTGTTGGTGCTCATGTCTGTGTGTGCTGTGTTTTGGGAGAGGGTGGCCGGATCGACTTGCCTTACTCGATTCCCGCGCCGGCCAGACGGGGAGCATTGGCGGGGTAGTAGTTACAGAAGCAGGATCGGAGGGACCGACCGGCGGAACTTCCTCGCGCGGTGCTCCTCGCGGCGGTCGTGCTTGTCCTCGTGGTGGCGATTCAACATCGCTTGGTGGGCTTTATGCCGCGCCTCCAGGTCGGAAAGTTGCTTTGCGATTGGAGCGGGTAACGGTGTGTCGGTAGTGGTGATGTTCATGGGAGAGGGTTGTGGGCGGTGTGGTGGTGGCCACTCTTCGGGGCTGGATGCCCAGACTGAGAAGCGGTTGGGTCCGAGTCGGACGATGTAGGCGGGGCGGGCTTTGCGGATGGTGATGGTGAGTCGCCGTGCCTCGGCGAGGTTGCCGCCGGTTTCGATGATGAGGTCAAAGCCCAGCGGCAGTTCTTCAGGTGTAAGGCAATGGTCATTGTCTTGCGGCATCCATTGGTTGGTTAGAGGCTCGGGAGTTCCTCGCTTTCACGCTTCCAGTTGTTTTCGGCAGCGACTTCGGATCGGGCGACGTAGCCCAAGCGGATGGCCTCCATCAGTAGCCAGATAAAGACAATGAATGCTAATATGGAGGCCATAAGGGCACCCACGGCGGCAACTACGAACCACCCCCCCGGGGATTCGCTGTCGCTCAGAAAAGCCGTGGATGCCCATGACGCGCCTGCGACTGACAGCACAAGCGAGAGCATGGAGCGACGATAGTGTCGGCGGGATTTTAGGGATAGTTTTTCGGATCTTTTCATCTGAGTTATAGGTTTCCGGTTTTGAGGAGATGGTCGAGTGTCTGGCGGAGGCGTTCGCAGCGGCGAAGGGCGCGGATGTAGCGGACAAGCAATCTTCTGTTCTCGCGGTCGGCTTTAAGGTTGGTCCATGCCAGTTCCATTGTGGCGACTGCCGCGGCAAACTGCTCGGTGACGATTTGGAGGTTGAGGGTTTTTGGCGGGGTGGCTGTCATGGCAGCATGCGGGCGATGGCTTGGAGTCCCTTGACCGTGATCATGACTCGCTTGTTGCGGCGGTCCTCTTTGCCTTCGACTCGCTCCACGAGTTCGAGCTGGCAAAGCTGTTCCACCACTCCGGTGATTCCGGCCGCAGTGCATTGCAGCTCCTTGGCGAGTTGGGACGGCAGCGCCCCGTCGTCCTTTTCGGAGAGAAGAGTCAGCACGAGAACATGGCTGATGCTGGTGATTCTCAAGCGTCTGGCTTCACGGAGAGCGTGAATCAGGCGGTCGGCGGCGAATGTGTCGAATGTCATCTGTGTGTGTGGTGGTGAAAGTGGATACTCGCGGCCCGATTTTTGTTAACTGGTGAACCTGGACTGTGGATGGCGGCGTCACACGCCTGCCGCGAGCAAAGGGGGTTATATGGTGGGGATCATGCCGGCGGGTGGGGCGTCGGCGATTGGGCGGGATGCTTTCGTCCGCGTGGCGGCTCGCTTGGCAAGGGCCTTGCGGACGGTGGCTTCATCGAACCGCAGGACGTTGCCCTCGCGGACGGCGGCGGGGATGATGCCGTCACCCAGCCATGACATGACCGTGCGGCGGGATGTGCCTACCAGCTCGGCGAGTTCGTCGGCGGTGAGCAGCTTGGAGTTCATGCCTCGCCCTCCGTCTTGGGTTTCTCCTCGATCTGCAACGGTGCGAGGATCTCCTTCAGTCTCGTGGCGGCCTCACCCGGTGTCATCAGTCCGTGATAGACGCGGCTGACGACGACGCAGGATTCAAGGAACGCGTGGTGAAGCTCCGCGCGGACTCTCTCCGTGGTTTCCAGCGTGGTCGTGGCGGGGTCGAGTTTCATGATCCGGCCTCCACAGGTTGGGTTTCCTTGGGCTCCGTTTCCTCAATGGTCGGCTCCCGAAGCTCGATCACACCTGCCTCGAATTTGCCCAGTGCGTAGCTGAGCAAGAGATCGGTGAAGCGCTTTAGGCTGTTCTTGGTGCTGGTGGCTCCTTCTCGGAGGCGGGAATGGGTGTCGGAGGAAACCTCCACTACTGTTTTGTTTGGCGTTGCGGTGTCGCTCATGGTTTCCAACAAGGAAACAGTCAACCAACAGGTTGACAAGAAAAAAGTTGCCATGCTGGAAACTTTCTGTTATTTGAGCAACCCTATGAAAGTCACTCCCGCCACTATTGCTTTGATAAAGAAGAGGTTCCGTGATCCAACGAAGCCAAAAATAAATCAGTCTCAACTCGCCGATTTTATGGGTTTGGGCAAGGCTTGGGTCTCAAAACTGATGAATCGAAAGCTGCAAAACCTTTCCGATGACCAGGTTGAAAAGATCGAATCGTTTCTCGGTATCCGGCTTGCTCAGTTCGTGGATAAGAGCGTTCAGGTTTCGCCTATGGCCGTAGAGCTAACCCGCAAGATGTCCGAGCATCCATCGTTTCCAAAGATCGTTGAGGCCCTGCTTGAGATTCAAGTATCGACTGACCCGGGTCCTCTTTGGGTCGAGACCAAACGGCTCCCGAAGATCGGGGCCGAAGTCACCCGGATCGTGATGAAATGGGAAGAGGGCACCGACCCACACTATTCCAAGATCGCGGTCGAGGTCTTGGACTTCCTGCGGACGTTCTATGCCAAGGGATCAAAATAGGGCTTTATCTGCAAACGCTGCACGACCCTCCGTATTTCGAGCAATGCTGGCATCTGCTGCAATCTGTGCACGCTTTGCATTCTCCGACTGGACTACACCGACCGCCACGACCGGATGAATATCCATGGCCAGTTCGGGGCTTGGATTTCTTGCGGGTGCAGGCTTCAATGTTGAGCAATCCAATGACGAGCATCACCGATAAAGCGAGACTGGCTTTCAGACTGGTTTCCAGACTAGGTTTCCGCCAGCGGGGCATATCCCCAATGATCGTCCAAAATAATGGGGTTCGTCAAAATCATTTCGCAAGTGGCGGCATGGTGGCGATTCCCAGACATGATGATATAACCCGTTCATATTCAATGCGCTTTTGCCCGTTCGTAATGAGAAGGATAAACGTCGGTTCGAATCCGACCAGCGGCTCTTTTCTTGCATTTGCGTGCATCTGGGTGAAGCTGAATGCACGTCAGTAATCCGCCAAAGGGCGACAAGTGGCGACAATATCATGGCCCGATCTCCAAAATTCAACGTGGTGGAAACCCCGAAAGGATGGATGGTTTCCATCCCTGCTGCCATGAATGCCGCGGGTCGCCGCCAGCGGAAGTATTTCCCCGGCAAGACAGCGGCGGAGAAATTCGCATCCTCGATGCGGCGGCAGCATGGAACCGGTCTGCGGTCGAGCATGATCCCGGTGGCGCTCGCTCACCAGGCGGCGGAGGCTTCCCGCATCCTTGAAGGGTCCGGGATATCGCTGGTGGAGGCTGCCCGGTTGGCGGTCGCCAGAATCGCCACGGAGGATTCCAAGGAGACATTCCGCGCCCGGTACGCCCGCGCCCTGCTTTGGGGTGAATCCCATTGGAGCGCTCGGTATTCTTTGGACATGGAGCGGTTGGCGCGGTGGGTGCCGTCCCTGATGCCGCTGCCATGCGGCACGATTGACCGCGAACGAATTGAGGAGGCGTTGCGCTCCAACGGGCCTTTGGCTCGAAGCACGATCGAAATGCGGGCTTCTCGCGTCCAGGCGGTGCTTGGCTTCCGCGAGAGGCACCAGAAAGGCGCGGTGATCCACATTTTGACCAAAGACCAATGCGAGGCGTCCTTTGCCGCCTGCGAGAGCGCTGAGGAGCGCCGGGCAGTTGCTCTGCTGCTCTATGCCGGAATCCGGCCCGACTCCGAGAATGGGGAGATTTCGCGGCTGGATTGGGCGGATGTGGGGCGGGCGGAGATTTACGTCTCGCAGGGGGCGAGCAAGACCGGTGCGGATCGCCACATTCCAATCACGCCGGCATTGCGGCGGGGGATCGAAGGGCACCCGAAGTCTGGGCCGGTGGCTCCGGCGGGGTGGAAAAAACGGTGGCAGCGGATCCGCAAGACCGCGGGAATTGGTCACATGCAGGACGTGATGCGGCACACGTTCGCCAGTCACTATCTGGCATGGAAGGGCGAGGATGCCACAAAGGCTGTGATGGGCCACACGGCAGGCAGCACGACTCTGTTCCGGCATTACCGGCGGGCGGTGCTTCCTGCGGATGGGAAAGAGTTCTTCCAGTGATCAGCGGCGTTCGGCTGCCATTCTCGCGCGGCTGCGCTGGTTGGCGGCTTCGACTTCGCGCTGTGTCTCCTGCCAGTTGCGCTCGCGCTTGGCGTCGAAGCGGTCGTTGTTCTGCTGGCGCTGGAGTTCGGCGATCTGCTTGCGGAGGTATTCGGGGCTGTTGAGGTAGGCGCGGCGTTGCGCTTCCTGCTGCTGCTTGATCTGGATTGCCCGTTGGATGAATCCGCGCTCATTGGCCTTCGCTCTTGCTTGCGCGGCAGTTTGAGCGGTGGCGAGCGGCGCGGAGATAACCAGAAAACCCAATGCGGCGGTGATGATCGTTTTCATGACGGCTTCACTCATATGCACTCTCCTGCACTCTTAGCAAGAGAAAACGTATTCACCGGCGGGCTATGGCGAACCGGCTCCGTTTCTTCATTGGGTCCGGAGCGGGTGCAGCGGGCTGCTTGAAGAACTGCTTTGCGGCGGTGGCTTCTCCTGCCCGGTAGGCTGCGGGAGTTTCGGGAGTGGATGGCATCGGGATTCCTGCCGCTTCCCTGTTGGTGGTGCGGTTCGGGAACGCCTTCGCCATCTCTGGCTGTCCTTGCCTGCGGAACATGCTTCCGAGGGTGCCTGTCTTGCGGGCTTGGGCGGATGCTGCTTCGCGGTCGAAGTCCTGGCGCTGTGACGGGGCTTGGTATCCATCTGAGCGGGTTGTCGGACCCACTGGCTGCGGCTGGCTGGCGGGGCCTTGCGGGATGCGGAAGCGGGAGGTTGGAGCGGGGGCCGGTGTGGGTGCTGGAGCTACGGGGGGGAGCGGTGCGGGCGTTGCTGTCGGTGGGCCGTAGAGCGGCTTGCCACCACGGTTGCCGATCAACTCCATTCCGGTTGGTGCAACGGCTCCGGCTGCGGTGGTTTTCATGCCTGATGCTGTTTCGGCGGCAGTCAACGATGTGTTGCGCATGTTGAGCGGGACCTGGCCGTATTTGTCGCGGCGGAAGCGAGATCCTACCGATGATTGCGCGGAAGAGGCTGCGCTGGTGGCCGCTGCCTGCTGCATCGGCGCGGGAGCGGAAGGGCTGGCTCCGGTGGTGGCGCGGCCTGCGATGGCTGCCGGGGAAGCTCCACCGCGGCGGGCGAAGCGGGATCGTCCTTCCATGGCGACGGCGGCTTGATTGGAAACGTCGTTCCCGGTGCTTGCGGTGGCCATGTTTGATCCTTCGTTCATCATTTGCCGGACCATGGCCTGCTGTTCGGGTGTTCCCATGGCGGCCGCTGATTGGTCGCCGCCTTGAGCGGCTGCCGGGGGTGGTGCCGCGGCGGGCGGTGGTGCCGCGGCGCTGGCGGCTGGCCGCTCGGGCAGCTTCGATGTCGCCCGCTGCCAACCGGTGTCCGTCACGCCAAGGCTGGCGGCTTCCTGCCGCATGTCGGCAAGTTCTTTGTCCGTCTTGGCTTCCTGCATCCTCTTGAAGAGGTTCTGGCGGGCGTTGAGGACATTGCCGGTAGCGGGCGCGGTGTCGCCTGGGGCGGTGGTTGGCGCGGCAGCTGCAGGGGCCGAGCCGCTTTGAAACTGGCGCTCTTTCGTTCCAAAGGCTGTGCCGTCCGCATAATACCCACCGACAACCGTTCCCCCCATATCCCTTTCCGCGCCAGTGATACCCGTGTTCATTCTGAACCTGCTGGTGATCCTGCGGCGTTGTGGTGCGGGCGCGGACTTCTCGCCGCGGTTCTCGTAGTCTTTTTCTCTGGCCATGGCGGTTGGGTGGTGGGGATGGGGATTAGGAATTCACGGCGACGAAACCGGACGGATTGACGCGGATCGTGGTGGAGTAGTTGTACACCAGCTCACCGGTGGTCTCGTCGGTGTAGCCGGTACGGATGATGTTGAACTTGGTGGGGACGTTGGCGGAATCGAGGAGCTTGATGTCGTTGAACCGCTGGTAAATGGCATCGAAGATCCCGAAGATGACTTGGGCGGTGGAGCCGGTGGTGAGGTCGGCTTGGGCGGCGGTGATGTTGGTGAGGAACTGGTTGGCCGGCGTGGCGTGGTCGGCGAGGCCGATGGACAGGGTTGCGGATACCAGGGAGATGGCCCCGGTGGTGGGGGCGAGGTTGAAGAATTCGCCGGGAGTGTCGTATGATGTGTACATGGTGTTGGGGATTCAGGTTGTGGGGATGTTGGATGATTTCAGGCGGGCGATCTACGGGCGCAATTCTTTGCCTCGGCTGGCCCTTTGGCCGTAGGGGATGCACTCCACGAATGCAGGCAGGTAGTTTGGAATGTCGATCACTGGAAGGCCAAGGCGGGCAGCGAAACGGCAAATGACAGTCGCCTCTGGGTGGAGCCCGGTGGTTTGCCCTGGTGCCACCAATTCCGGGAGTTTTGCGGCGGTCGCGATTGGCAGCGAGTAAATTCCGACCATTGTTCCGCGTGGCCTGCGAAAGCAAACCCCGCCTGCTCCGTCAGGGAATGGTCTTTGCAGGATCATGTCGGAGTCGATTTTGACAATCGGTCCGGTCGCAAACTTGGCGATCTCCCCAAGAGATTGGATCACTCCGGTTGTGGCAGGCGTCCGCGAAAGGTGGCTACCTCTATTGAACTCACGGCGGTGGATTATCAGATTGTCGCCAGGCGGGGTTGGGTCGTCTGGGCGAATGACTGCAACGGTTAGCGCGGTAGGATGAAATGAGCGGACGCGCTCCATGGAACGGAGAAATTCCGGGTAGTGCTCCGGGCATGTGAACCACACGAATGTCATCAAATTACTTCTTCGTAATCCGTTAGGAGCCCATTTGTGAATGTAAGCACATTTAGCACGCTGCCACATTCTTCATAAATCTCAATGACTCCAGTGTATCCCGTCGTAGCCGCAAGCGGAATTGGGATGTTGATCGTCGGCACGGTTTCCGCGTCGGTGCCGGTGGTCTCCAGCCCATCCTCAAACTCTGCCACGGTCACGGGGCTGTCTTCCCCGATGGTGTAGGTGATGATCAGGTTCTTGGAGTTGCCGCGGATGGCCACGTCGTCCTCATTTTCTTGGGACGTAAGCTGGCCTGCCGGATCAGCAAGCACTTGGCGGAAGATGTATCTCCCGGTGTCGGGATCGAACCCCTTGAGGACTCTGCCGCCCGATGTCGTGGTGTTCTCCAACAACGGCAAGCTCTGGCCGAGGTGAATGTGTGATCCGGCAAGGAAGAACTCGAAGTAGTCCTTTGCCCCGGACTCTCCCGCCTTCAGGACGGCGATCTTGTATCGAAAGTAACCTACGCGCCCGGTGGCATCGTCGCCGCTGATCGGGTAGTAGTGAACCGACTCTGCATCCTCGTCGCCTATCTCCAGCGTCACCGGGTCGGTGGTGATCATCTTCCCATCCTTGCCCACGTCCACACGAATGGTGATCTGTTGGCCAACCGCGATTTCGTGCTCTTCTGCGATGTTCGGAGGCGTGGCGAGTCTGACCGGATCGGCGGATCCAGGGATGGTTTCAACCACATACCCCCATGTGATCTTGAATGATTCATCGCTGACCAACCGCGGGATGAACGGATCGTTTCCGCTGGAATCCCCCACTTGGCGCTTCACTTCGATGTCCACCTTCGTCCGGTTGAACTGCCGGCCGTCTGCGGTGGCATCGCTGCCCATTCTGAAATCAATGTTCATCGGTATCTGACTTCAACTTTTTTGATGAGGAATCCAGCCTCGAACGGTGTCACGTCGATAGCGAATGGCTGCCAGCCTGACGGGACTTCGGTGGGCTCTGTGGCGGGGATTACGCGGGTGAGGGTTTGGGCTTCATAGTCCGGGTCACTGTTGCCGATGGACTCTTGCAGGACGATGGCACCATGCAGGGTGTCGCTGATGCCGAGGTTGAACAGGATGCCTTTGTAGTTGATCGCCGTGGGCTTCATCGTGAGCGGGGCGAATCCTGTGATGGCGGATGGGTCTTCGGTGTAGAACTCGGTGACTCTTGCCGGGAACTGTCCGGTGTATCCCTCCTCAATGTTGGTGAAAACGGCAATCTCACTTTTCCCGTCGCGCCTGGCAATCGGGATCAGGTCGATGCTGATCAAGCGTGAGGGGATGGAACTGCGAACCACTGTCTCATAAACCAGCGGAGCCTTTGCGGTGATGGTGGTGGAGTTGACCCGATAGATGACCGCGTTTCCATCGGTGGCCACCACGTCGGAATCGTAGTTCTCGCCGCTGCCAACCGACGTGGATTGGTAGCTGGTGATGGTGGATTTGACATACAGGCGATTGGATGTTTTCCCGCCGTCGAATGATCTGCCGGATGGGGTGAGTTCGATTTCATCGACTTTGTAAACCGTCTGGACTCCATCGGTGAAGCTGATTGAGGACGAGCCAAGGTTGGTGGCCACTGTGGGCGAACCGGAGTATCTGGAACGGGTGGTGCGGGTGAATCCGACTTGCTTCTCGATCTCGACGCCAATCTCCCGGTAAGTGGGGCTGAAGGTGATTTCGCCCAGTTCGTAGGCCAGCGTCTCGCCGTCGTTGTACACCACGTTGGAGGAACCGGTGGGCGTGCTGATGACGTTGTTGGCCGAGTAGGATTTGTTCGTGGTGAAGGTGCCATAGGGCTTCACATCCTTTTCGACTCCCGCGGGTCCGGTGCGAACGGTGGAACTCTTTTCGGCGACTCTGTAAACGATGGTGCTGCCATCGTTGAACACCACATCCGCGGATCCTGTCGGCGTGCCGATGCTGTTGGAGGTTGAGTATCGGAGGTTCGTGGTGATCGCCACAAACGGGCGAACTTCTTTTTCGGCTCCGGCGGGTCCCGGTCTCGCGGTGGCGATCTCTTCGGTGTTCTCGTAGATGTTGGTCGTCGGGCCTTCATAGACGAGGCGCGATGAACCGTTGCCGGAGACGGGTAACTGCGGGGCGGTGCCCGGTGTCATTCTTGACCGGATGCTGACGAACGGGCGTTGCTCGATGGCTTCATCCACGAACGCGGTGTTCAGGGTGAATGTCTCGGTGGTAATCGTTTCTTCCGCGCGGTCGGGGGTCTCTTTCTTGAAGGACCGTCCGACTTGGTTCCCTGTGAGAGCGGGGTCTTCGGGAATGTCTCCCGGGGCGATTTTGCGCGAGACTTTCTTTCGCGTGAGGTTTTTCCGGTAGCGTGCCGGCGGTTGGTCCGCGCCTTCTTTGGAAACCTCTGTGTCCACTGGGTCCGGCCATCCTGGGGTCTTGGCCCGCTTCGTGGTTTTGACTGCCTTGCCGTCGCCGGTTGGATCGACGGTGGAGGAAACCACATCCAGTCCGGTGTCTGCTGCTGTTCCCTCCGCAACCAGCGTCTCGGCTGTCGATAGCGTCACGATGCCGCCGTATTCCTCACCAGCCAAGGGCTCCGCTCCTTCGGCAATGACTTCGGTGGTGATGGCCTCGCTGTATCGGTGGTCGTTTTCCTTCTCGTGAACGATCTGGGTTTGTGGGCTGACGGGATTGGCTGGATCCGGGATGTCGTCAACCTTGTCGGCCGCAAGCTCCTTCTGCGTGGTGGTGACGGCGGTGGTGATCTGGCGGAGAAACTTCTGAGGGGTGAGGTTTTCAACACCCTTGGATTTCCGCTGTTTCTTTGGCCAGCCAACTTCGGTGGTGCCGTCTGCCTTGCGCCTGCGGGGGGTGGTGGTGACTTTGAGGGCGTTGCCGTTACCTTGGGGATCGACCGACGATTGCGCGACGTTCAGGCCGGTGGTGGCGGCAGTGCCCTCGGCGACGATCTCGCCGGTCTCGTCAATGGTGGCACCGTCCGGGGCGAAGGTTTGGCCGGTGGTGGTGGTGGGGATGACGTAGGTGCGGCGGTCCACTCGGAACACCGGTTCGAGCGGCAGCCCGGTCTTCACGCACTCGCGGTCATAGAGGATGTATCCCGCGCCTTGGAATCGGTTGTCGCTGCCGATGGGCATTGCGGAGTTCACGGCGGGCGTGGTGCTGCTGTAATCGCTGGCCAGCATGATCACCGTGCGGATGACTGCCGGGAATTGTTTGCCACCGATGGTGACTTGCGTTTCCTCCCAGTTCGAGAGGAGTTGAATCGTCTCGTTTGGGATGATGACGTGCTGGATGACCAGCGTGTCGTGTTGGTCGGGTGCCGCATCAACTGCAATGATGCGGCTGGTGGCATACTTGCTGCCAAGCTCTGACTCCATGGTTCCACCAACCTCTGGTGTCTCTTTCTCAGGCGAGACTTTCCGCGTGGTGGTGAACAGGGTTCCATTCAACGGCAGTTGAAGCCGCTGCTTGGTGGTCTTGTTGGAGTAGCTGGCGCGGTCTGCTGACATGGATCAGGGTTGGAAGCGGAAGGTTCGAGGGGTCTTCGGGTTGATCGCCTCCAGCGTCTTCTTCGCCTCGGCGTAGGCGGCGGATATTTCCTCCCTGCCTGCCTGGTCGCGGAAGAAGGGGCTGGCCGTGAGCTTCTGCCTGGCGACCGGAAGGAAAATGCTGGCAACGAAATCGTGAGGGACGGGCGGGGCTTCGAGCGAGCTGGCGGAGGTTATGCGCGGGGCTTTGAGTTTCGCGGCGTAGGCGAAGGTGGCGGAGGCATTGACGGTGCCGTGAAGGCGAATGCGAAGGACGGTGTTCATCGCTTCATCTGGCGCGTAGGTCTCGACTGAGAATGCGCGGACGAACCCGGCGAGGGCGGAGAGTCGCAGGGCCTCGATGTTGGGCTCTGCGTAAATCTGGTGGTGCATGCCGTAGTCGCGGACGTGGTAGGGGGAGCGAACTGATTGGCCGTTGGCGAGCGGGTGTATCCGCCGGCCATCAACTCGGACGGGCTCAAGGATGGTGAGAACGTCGGAAGTGACGGTGATGCAGTCGTGATAGACGGTGGCGGTCTTGCTGCCGGTGGTGCCGCCGTAGGGATACTTGAGGGTGCAGTCGGCGTTGTCGTCGCGGATTTGGTTGTCGATGTCGTGCCCGTCGATGACGATGGAGCATCCCGCCATCCAGTCCTGCCAGCCGGTGGTGATCTCACCGGTGCGGGAACCCTCGGTGACAGAGATGGTGACGGTAGCCGGGGCGCGGAGGAGGTCGCCCCGGTCGTCCTGGCGCATCCACGGCGAGCCTTGGCCGTAGCACTCTTCGAGAGCGGCATTCATGGCCGCCACCACGCTTTCGTTCCGGTCGGGAAACTCTGGGTCGTCGGGGATCTGCCTTTCCTCGTGCGGGAAGTGGGTCAGGAGGATCTTGGAACAGGCGTAGATGGTGTCCATGGTGGGGTCAGTGTTTTGCGATGGCGTTTGCCATGTTGAAGGCGATGAACGCGCGTTGCTTGATACTCAGCACTCCGGGGATGCGGAACACTCGCCAGAAGTTGATCGGCCAGCGGATGACGCGTTGGAACTTGGGGCGTTTTCGGATCATTGGGCAGGGGGATCTTGTGGTTTGGCGTGCTCGAACTGCTGGCCTGCCCGCTCAAGCCGCTTGCCGAGGATTTGGACGTATTCGCTCATCACCCGCTGTTGGGAGTAAAGCAGGTCCTTGTCCTCGCGTGGGAGCTTTGGAAATGCGTCGGTGGCCATGAAGGCATTGAGCTTGTTCAAGCGGGCGGCGGTTTCCTGAGTTTCGGCAAGCAGGCGGGCTCTTTGTTCGGGATTCATCTGTTTGGTTTCTGGTTTGTGCTGGGATTGGTTCACGCGGTGGCGAGTTGTGCTTTCTTCGCGGCCTTGGCCTCGCGCATCTTGCGGGCCTTGGCTTGCGCGGGGGTTTCTTCGGGTTCCTCGTCGTCGATTGCCTCAAGCACGTCTTCGACGAACTTCCTGATCTGCTGGAAAGACACGCCTGCCTCAAGCATGGCGAACGTGTGTTGCACGGGGGCGGGGGCTCCTATGCCGCTGAGAAGTTTGCGAAGCAGCGCAACCACTTCGCCGGGGCCTTCGGTGGCGGCGGCCTCACGGAGCGGGATCACCTGAAACGAAAGCGACGCGCCCGATGCCGTGCGGAAGTCATCGGAGATTGAAGCTGCGGTCTGGAATCGCCCGCCTGCGGTGCCGTGCATCCACACGGAAACCGGGATGTCGAGGGAGTGTTTGCCGATGCTGCTGTTCTTCTCGAACAGGTAGGTGCGCGAGTGGCAGGCGAGGCGATAGGCTCCGGGGTTGTTGGCATCGTGCAGGACGACACGCACGGCGTGGGTGTCCTTGCTGGTGTCGATGGCTTGGAGGGACGACTTGGAGACGAGTTGCGGGATATTCATGGTTACTTGGCTTCTGTTTTGGTGCGCTCAATCAGGGCGGTGGTCTGCATCACGTTTGGGGTAAGTTCGACATGTCCGCGAACCACTTTCACGTCATCGCTTTCGGGCGAAGTGTATGCTTTGAATAACAAACCGATTGCTTCTTGGAGTTCTTCGGGCGATGGCTCCGAGCGTATTTCGACGGCTGCCCGGAGATGTGCGCCGTCTCTTTTGGTTTCAAACCCGATGCCTATAACCTGTCTTGTCTTGGCGAGGAACGGAGCTTCGTTGAAATCTGATTGCACCCGAAAATCCATGGTGACGATTTTCAGGTTAGGGTCTGTGATGTTTGTTTTCCAGATAGTCATGGTGTAGGTGTTGCCTTTCGCCCGGAAAACCCGTCCCCCTCGCGAGGGACAGGTGTTTCAAAGGAAAAGGCGGGACGGCGGATTTCTCACACCGCCCCGCCCAAGCACACTACACAGAGGCTTATGCTGGATAGGCCGTCACAGTCGTTGCAAACGAGGTCGGGCAGGGGTAGCCCACCACGTCGATTGCGTGCTCGATGAGGATGTAGCCGTTGGGCACCCCGTTGGGGTCGAGCGCGACGCCGGTTCCAAAGATCATTTGGAAGCCTTTGCCCATCACGTAGTCGTAATCGAAGTTCTGTTCGATTTCGGCCATCTTGATGCGGCCGTGGGCGAACATGGCGGCCATCGAACCGAACATGAAGGAGCGGCTGTAAACCGTGCCTTGGCTGTTGGCTTGCAGGATCACCGCGCCGTCTTGGATGGTGTCGGTCAGGACGAACGTGCCGTCAGGTCCAGCGGTATCAACCCCCTGTTTTCCTGAAGCAATGTCACCGTCAACAGTGAAGACGCCAGCGGTGCCGGAAGCATAGGCCGCTGTGCTGCCGACGTTCAGGTCACCAACGGTCACGTGGTCCACCGTGGTTCCAGAAACTCCACCAGGGCAGAGGATCTTGGTGATGGCGATTTGGTTCCCGCCAAGCGCGGCGTTGAGGCCGTTGTAGGCTCCGAACACGCGGCTTCCGTCCGGGTTGCACGCCCAGAAGTAGTATTCGTTGGCGCTAAGGTTGGGCAGCGCTTCTTGGCGGCTGAACTGGAACGGATGACCATCGAACCACTCGAAGTAACGGGTGTCGGTGTTGTCCGCGTTCACGATCAGCTTGGGAGCGCCGGAACTGGATGCCGGGGTTTGTGCAACGCTGACAACAGCCTTGGCAAGCAAGGGGCCGCCCTTGTAGCCGTCCCATGCCATGTCGGTAATGGGGAACTCGTAGTGCGGGTTGCCCTGCCAGTCGAGGATCTCGCCAGTGAAGTTGGCGTTGTCGCGACCGCGAACGTCGGCGGTGATGGCGGTGGTGAACGGCGAACTGTTGCGGATAGGCAAGAACGCGGTGTCCGAGGCGAACAGCATGAACTTGTTGATCGGGCAGCCGGCCTTGGCGGTGTTCTTCATCAGCGGAGTCGCGCCCAAGGTGTTGAGCTTGCTGCGGCAGATGTTGGAAACCGACGTGGACAGCACGTCGTCAGGGGTCAATCCGTTGGTGCTGGAGCGGTTGCCGACACGGTAGGTATTGGCGGCCACGGCAGACAGCTTGAGACGCTGGAACATGTGGTTGTCCTTGGTCAGGGTCATCTTCTTGGCGAGCATCTGAAGCAGCACGCCTTTGAGGTTGCGACCGGCCTCGATCATCTCGATTTCGTCCTGGGTGAGCGAGGTTGCATCACGAACCCAGTCAACCGTTGCGGCGTAGGTGCCGATGGTTGCCTTGGATTCTTTCCCGACGAGGGTTTGCGCTCCGATGGCTCCGTTACCAGCAGGCATGCCGATGGTGTTGAAGTGGACGCGGCTCTTGCCCCCGGCGCGAAGGTCGGTCTTCTCGGCGAAGATACTGGTGACTCCCTTGCCTTCGGCGTTGGGATCGAAGGTGCTGGTGAAGTTCATCAGCGGGCTATACTGACAGGCGGCCTTGTGGAAGAACGCTGTGATGAGGTCTTGGCGGGCGTTGGGAGCCATCGCCAGAATCTCGGTGAGGCTGGAGCTGTTTGGATTGGTCGTGTTGGGCATTGGAATTGTTTTCTATTGGATAGATTTTGAAGGTTGCGGCGGCCTCACGTCGAAAGGGCTTCGAGGAGTTCCGCCATGGACGATTGGTCGATTCGTGCCAGCACTTCATCTTGCGTGGGCCGGTTGGCCGCCGGGTGCGCGGGTGCCACTGCTGCGCCATTGGCCCGGCGTGGTGCCGGAGGTGGGGCGGAAACGGATGGCTTGGCGGGTGTCGTTGGTGTTGCCGGTGCTGCCTTGGCGATTCCGAGCAAGTCCGCTGTTTCTTCAGCCAGCTTCAGGATGTATCGTGGATCTTTCAGCTCCGGCGCTTTGCGCGAGCGGGCTGCGTCCATTCGATCACCGAGGATCTTGGTGAAGGGCGCGTCCTCATTCAGGACATCAGGAAACTTCGCTTCGAGTTCGGAAACGGCGGAGTCATATTGCGCCTCGAACGATTGCTTGCTGGCGGCCTCCTGCTGTGCGCGGAAAGCGGCTTCCATCTTGGCATCGTTGCGGCGAATGATCGCGTCTTCGATCTTGAGGGTAAGAGCATCCTTTTCGTCGTCCTCGTAGCGGGCTTTCGCGTCGTCCCGCTGTGCGCGTAGATCGGCGATTTCCTTGTCGATGGCGGCGACATCTTGCGGGGTGGGAGCGGTGTCTTCCTGCTTGGCTTGCGGTTGCCCGTCGAACGGATCTGCCGGGGCGGGTGCTTGGCGGGTGCCGCGCATCTTCTGGAGGGCATCCAGGAGGTCAACGGCTTCGCCAGCACGCACCATGGCAAGTGCGTCTGCGGTTTCCAACTGCTGCTCTGCGGGAAGGGCTCGCACCGACAATCTGCCGGGTGCTTTGGTTCCTGTTTGGGCGGCGGGCGGGTCGGTGTCATCGGTGTCGTCCGGTTCCTCGTCTGCGGGATTGGCCGTGCTTTGGGGCGCGGGTTCCTCTGCGGTCGGGGTGGATTCTTCCGATGGTGTCGGCTCGCTTTGTGGCGGGGTCTCGCTGGTGAGGAGATCAAGGATCTCGTCAGCGGACATGTCATCCAACGATGGCGGGGCTTGTGCTGCGGCTGGCGGCTGTTCGCTCACCGGTGCGGCTGTGGCTGTTTGCTCGATACCCGGCTGTTCGCCTGGGTCTTGTTGCGGGGCTGTCATCGCCCGTGAGACTATGCCTCATTTTCGGGCTGAAATACGGGCGCAACGTGGGAAGTTTTTGGGCGTGTATCACACCGCCCTAATCCCCCGCAGTGAATCGCGGGAATAGGTCGAGAGATTCACGGCATTTTTCTGGTTCCCGCCGAGGAGCGTGATGTGGGTGGCGCTGTGTGAGTGGTAGAGCGCGACGTGGTTTCCTCCGCTGCGTGAGAGCACCACGATGTCACCCTGCTTGGCCTTGCTGATGTCCACGGGCTTCCCGATGTTGAGCCAGTTAGCGGCCCGGAAGTATTCAGCGGGTGGAGTGATTCCGACTTCGGAGCACCACAAGCCCATGATGCAACCGCACCATGCTGTCACGCTGTCGTCCGGGTCGAGCCATGATGCGGCTTCCATGATGGCGCGGCGGATGCGTGGAGTGGATGCGCTGCCCGATGTTTCCTTGAGCCCTTTGTCTCTGAGTGCCTGCGCGTAGAGTCGTGCGGCGTTCCCGGTGGGTGCCGGGGGTTTGGTTGTCGCGGGTGGCGGCAGTGCAGCGTCGAAGGCTTTGCGGGTAATGGGACCGGCCCATCCATCAATATCGCCGAGGTAGTGACCACGCGCTTTGAGGGTGGTCTGGGCGTGAAGGGCGAATGCTTCGTTGTCGGTGGTTTTGCTCATGGCTGCGGGATGGTGGTGATGGTGGCGCGGACGAACCGCTGCGGGCTGCCGTCGTGAAGCGGCACGTAGGCGAGGGGTTTCCAGTCGGCGAGGTTGGAACTGGTCTGGATTTCCACCACGCGGAGCCCGGTGGGTGGTTGTGGGGGAACGGCTGCGGCGGGAATGACAACCGGCGCGGATGGCTCAGACTCCATCCCGTTCCATGCGGTGACGATGATAGAGTCTCCCGGCGCGGCCTCAACTTGCAGCTCCGGGGTGGTGGATGAACCGAGGAAGATCCTGGCAGCGCCGTCGAGCTTATAGACGTTGAAGCGCATGACTGATAGTTCGGGGTGCGCGTCCCACGACACGCGGTATTGTCCGGCTCCGGCGGTAGCCCAGACGATGAGCGAGAAGACGATGATGGCTTGCAGGAGGGAGATGAGTAGGTCGCCAGTGGATCTCGGGCGGCGAGGCATGTTGTAGGGGATGGTTTTCATTGCGGCTGTCCTTGGAATGATCGCCATCCAAAAGCCCTGACGGCGGCATACATGGCGATGAGTTTGGGGCGTGAAATGTCTCGATTCCACATGGTTTCGCGAAAAATCAAATCTGCCTCGGCGCGGGAAAAATCGGTGTTGGTTGGAGAATAAAGGAAGTCATGAAGAACCGCATCTTCGAGGTATTCGTCAAGTGGATGGCCTATGATTGGCCACATGATGCGCGGGATGGATGCTCCGTCGCAAAGGGTGTTTGCTGGCACAACAATTACCCCGAGAGAAGTGATACACCGGAACGGCATCAAGACGAGGATATGACGCCGGCCGTCGATCATTCCGGCCACCTTGCAGTCAATGTCCTCGGGGAATGGATTCATATCTTCGGACACTTGTTCACGCTCAATTCAATCTTCTCTAACCGCTCGCAAATCTCGTTCGTCTGCGCTTTCATCGTCGCGTCCACGCGCTCCATGGCTCCCGATGCCCGCAGTTGGGCCTTAATCCCCTCGGCGGCGAGTGCATGGACTCCAGCAAGAGCTTTTTCCTGCACCGCCATCGCCTCCTTGTGGCGAAGCTCCCTTGCGGCGTTTTCCTCTTTGCGTGCCGCCTCTTCCGCTTTCCTGCGCTCGTCCTCGCGCTTCTCTGCTTGGATCAGGTGCTCCGCCTGGCGTTTCGCGTTCACGCGGTTTTGATTCCAAAAAAGGATCAGTGCCACCGCCATGAAGAACAGTGCGCCATGGCGTCCGGTCAGACGATCAAAAGACTGCTCGTCGAGTAGGTTGTTCAGGAATGCGACGACGGCGGCGAGTCCAAGTCCGAGAAGCTCCACGGACTGCTGGAAGGTCTGGCTTTGTGTGATGTATCGGAGAGGCATGGGTGTTATGGTTTGCGGTAAACTGTTCGCCCGCCCGCAGTGGTCGTGTAAAGGTCGCCACTCGAAAGGGCCGCGTCGGCTGCGGTGTCATCCGCGTAGTTAGGAACTGCGGACGATGTTAAGTTGAATCGGCCAGATGCCTTAAATCGTCCGACGATAGCTTGATTTGTTGAAGTCGGACCCACCGAGAAAGTCATGCTCCCTCCCGACCTAGCCACCAGACATGTATCATTTGCCACCGCTCCGACAACAAATTGATCCGAAGCCGTTGCAATTCCCAGTGCAAACCTTTGCTGGAGCGTATCTGTCCCTGTGTGAAACTTGAGATTCGGCGCGATCGCATTGCTGATTGACTGCGATGCAGTGAAGGAATTTGCCACGCCGATGAATGCGGGATTTGAATTCGATGCAGCAGCTTTTAGGAAGTGAAAATCCAACAAATTCGCCCATGCGTAGTTGTTGGAAGCATCCCGCACTCCAAAATTGTAAATCAGATTCGATCCTGGAGATTCCCGAAGCCATCCGACGCCTAGAGTGTTGGCCGAAGCAGACTCACCGTTGGCTTGGGTCATAAGTCCAAGCGATCCGCTAACGCATGCCGTGTGATTATAAACGGTGCCACTCGAACCGAAGAAATCGGCTTTGAGTGATCCAGCGCTTCCAAAAACGCGCAAACCTCTTGTGATTGTTGAGCGCATTTTGATCGCTGAACCGTACGTAGTGCTGACGATGGATTGTAGCCCGCCGATGACAGTCGCGCCGACTTGCAAATCCATCGAATAGCGGTCGGCTGATGGTGTGCCGAAATATCCGATCATCACGCCAGAAACCACCGGAACGGATGTGTCTGACGTGGTTTTCAGTCCCGTTCCGTAAGCCTCCCATTGACCGCCATTGATTGCCGTGGCGACCGCGTTATCTTCCACGCAAAGCGCCATTGTCGGCCCGCCGAAATCACACGATTCAATCACGGTTCCGCGCCCAGCCTCAAGCCACACACCCACCGCATCCAACGATCCGTTTGCGGCCACAAAAGCACAATTCTGAAACGTGTTTGAGTTGTTATTTCCTAGCGAATGGACCGCAAGTCGGCAATTTTCAACGCCAGTCCTATCAATGGTAGAGTTCGCCACACCTCGCCAGTAGATTCCGACGTCAAATCCGATGATTCTACAATCGGCGATTAGCCCGAAATCCACGTTCGTCGCGCCTCCAAGATCCCCACGGATGTCAATCCCTCTACCTGTCGATGTCGCACGCCCAGGGCCTGTGATTCGGAGGTTCTGGACTTTTACATGATTGTAATCGCCGGGGATGCTGATGATTGGATTCGTGGTGGACGCAGTTATGATGTTACTGCCGCCAATCCCTGCCGAGACTCCTATGATCGAAGCTGCCTCCCAATCGAGCACAATCGGATCAGTGATCAGGTAGTTTCCTGCGGGGACAAAAAGCGGCCACTTTGCGACTTTTGCCGCTGCAACCGCCGCTTCAAACTCTTCAGTGTCATCCGCCACTCCGTCCCCAACCGCGCCGAAATCCTTAACAGAAATCATGGGGACATTTAACGCATCCCGGCTGGCCTGCGGGTCAGTGGCGATGGCAGCGTTGATCGCCGCATTGTCATCTTCCAAAATTCCAAGCCCGCCACGAAATCCCGCCGGATCCGTGATCGCCGCCTCGATGTTCTCTTGCGTGAGCGGTTTGATGGCAGTCTGCCCGAATGCCTGGCAGCCGATAAGTAATAGTGTTAGAATATAGGATTTCATAATGCGGAAATGGTAATAATTTCAGAGCCATCGGCTCCGGAGACAACAATTTTGCGGTAGGCAGAAAGCGTGGCGTTGTAGGCGATGGAATCTCCATCCACCGAAAACCGCGGCACCCATGCCGTGCCGTTCCACTGCCACCAGGCGGTGGCTGCGCGGCACCATTGGCCGAGGAAATCACCAGCGGGATTGTCTCCGGTTATTACTGGCTGGCCTGCTCCGGCGCTGATGGTCCAGCCTGTCAGACCTACCGGAGTTCCGGCAGCATCCGTTTTAGAAGCAGCATATACAGCGGCGTCTCCGTCAGCTAAGCTCCATGTCCCTTCAACATAGCTCATTGTCCATTCCAGACCGCCCACTAATTCCCATGACGGAACTCCTGAAATGTCTTCACCACGAGTTAGCGTCAAAGGATCACTATCAGCCGGAGTAGTGATCCCGGTGATGGTGAGTATTTCAGGGATGTTCGGATCTCCGCTTGCCCAAGTCAGCGCATCCGGCAGATACTCCGCGCCGATCTTGTTCGCATCTTCCGCCGCGCCTTCCAGCTTTTCGAGGATGCTGGCGGTGGTTTCGTCTCCAGTGTTCGTGCCGGAAAGCGCCGTGACAGGCGCGGGGATTTCCGTGATGTCTCCCCAATCAACCCCGTCATCGCGGAAGTAATCCAGCGCTGTCCATGCGGTCGCTCCATCGCCAACCTTCATCCTCCGGGTGTCGGTCTCGATGCCGATCTCTCCGGCCAGCAAGACCGGGTTTGCGGATGTCCATGCGGCTGCGGTGCCTCTGCGTGATTTGATCTTGTTTGCCATGGTGGATTACGGCTCTCCGCCGTCGATTTCAAAGTTGTCTTCGTAGTCGGTGTCTGGTTCGCCGCCGTCGATGATGTCGCCGACTCCAAGGAACGGCGGCTCGGTGGTGTGGATCGTGACGCTGGAAGCCGCTCCGCGTGTCACATCGCGGGTGAGGACAAGAACGTCCTGGGCGACTTTGTGGAATCTCCCCTCGTTCTCATCGGTGCCGGTGGCATGGATGTCCCAGTAGTAGGTGCCGGGATCCGCTTGGAAGGCCGGGCTGCCTTCTTCGAGCTCATCTTCCTCCCGGTAGGTGTCGGCGCGGATGATAGAGACAAGAGCAACGGCGGTGCCGTCGAGGGTGATGCCTGCCCCGAGGGACTTCTGGAACAATGCCTCGGCGTCGGTCTCAGTGAGCGGGTCGCTTTTGACGGTGAAGGTCAGCCCCCACGACCCGGAAGCATCGAATGGCCTGCCGTCCAACCGCAGCGGCACGCGGAAGGTCTTTGTGTCTCCGAGGTCGAGGGTGAGCTTGGGCATTACAGTGCGGCGATTGCGGATTTCATCCAGCCGGAGGTTGAGGATGTGGTGATGTTGGTGATGGCGAGGTAGCGGAAGTCTTCGTCGAAGAGTTCCTTGCCTGCCGGGGCGGCGGTGGCGTCGATGCCGCCTGTGAGGGCGGTAGCGGTAACAGCGGCGACGGCTCCTGTGACGGTGCCCGATGCGGCAGCAAGCACGAGCGCGGCGGCATCAGTATTGGCGTTCACTGCGGCGATCACTTGCGCGGCGGATGAAATGCCAGCGTTGACGGATGCGTCGTCAACGGCACCCGTTCCAGCAACAAGTGCATCTCCATCTGGCCAAGCGCTTGGGGTGAAGTCTGCCCATTGTTTTGTGATGATGGAAGATTCATAAAGAAAGAGCGAACAGCTAGACGCAGAATCCGTATAAAGAAGAACTCCGTCACCAGATGGCGCAACACCTGTGGGATCTGTGATCCCATCGGTTGCCCAAACTTTTCCGTTTGCCCCCTCGCCTTGGTATGCGAGTTCCTGTCCGTCCACTTCCACGTCGGAAACCGCTGTGATTATCATGCGTGCCCTGTCGCCTGGGGTGACGGTGATTGCCTTGTCTGACACGGCAACGGCAGTCTCGGCGGAAGCGGCAGGCGTGGCGTAGGTGACGGTGATGTCATTTCCAGCGGCTCCCGCAACATTGGCGGTGTAGAGAACACTGTTGTCAGATCCGGTCGGGTTAATGATCGCTGTCGCCGCTACTCCATTAACCGGCGTTCCCGGCGTCGGGTGCATCGTGTGTCCGGCTCCGGCCACGTCCTTTTCCATCTCATACGGAAGGTCCGCCCACGGGCTGAAGCCGTTGCCATACTTCACCTTGCCCGTGTCCGACTCGCGGCCCGGTTCGTTCTTGGCCAGCACGGGCTTGAGTTGCCGCCAGACGGCGGCGGTGTGGGAGCGGATGGGAGTGGTCTGGTTCATGGCGGTTTCGAGGTTGGTTGAGGATTTCAGACGGCAGAGAATTCATCCACGGGCGCAACGGGTGCTTCTGCTGCTTCGGGAGGAAGCTCTTCCTCCTCGCCGGGGAATGGCATGGAGGGGTCGAGCATTTCTTCGGGGGCTGCTCCAGCCGGCGGCATCATCGCGCTCTGCTCGATGGCCATCTGCACGGCGGCCTGAAGCTCCGGCGGGGCGATTTCCAAGAGCGATGCGGCGTCAACCACTCCATCGCGGAGGATGTCGGTGGCGTTGTGGAATCCGAGGGCTGAAAGGGTTTGCTCGAAAAGAGGCTTGGCGGTGGTCTTGTCGATCTCGGGAAGACTGATGTAGGTCTGAAGCATTTTGATCGCAGACAACCCGCTTTCGATCTTCCGGGCGTTCTGGCTCTGGCTCATGGTCAAGGTGACATTCGCGCGGAGCCCGGCCACGTCGTTTGCCTTCATCGTCAGAAGCTCGGCGTTGCGGCCTTCGTTCCAGGTGAAGGTTTCGTCGTGGTCGTGGTTCGCGTAGAGGACATGCACGTCATATTCCACGATCACGCGGATGTCGGTGGATTGCTCGTCGATGGGGGATTTCAGGATGGTTGCCCCGCGGCTTTGAAGGTCTCGAACGCCGGTGGCGGTGGTGGCGTTCGGGACTCCTTTCAACTCTCCCTGCGCTGCGGACGTGATGCCTGAAATCATCTGCGCCATCTGGAGCATTTGGTTCATGAGTTCGATGCTCCGGGTGTTGTTGTCCGGCATCGTTTTGAACTGGAGGAAGGCGTCGATGGTCTTGTCCACCGCCAGTTCGTAGGGGGTTTTCGGGTCGAGGGTGTTGATGTCGAATCCTTCGCCTCCGTCCTTGAGCGCGGAAGGGTTGACGGCAGTGTAAACGTGCTGGCTGAAGCGGTTTCGGTAGGTGGTGGTGTTGTATTGGCGATCCACCGCGTTGTTGAAGTCCTGAAACTTCTCGAAGTAGCCCACGCCGAAAATGCGGCCGGGGGTCTTGTTGATGCGGATCGGGAACACCGGGAGCATCGCTCCGGGGGTGATGTTCGCGAGGTAGTCCACGGCGAACAGGATGTGGAGGTCCGGGGAGAAAATAACGTGGATGCGGGAGAGTGCGCCGTTCATCTTCGGCTTCACCCGGACAAATCCCTCAACCAGCGTGATCACCGGGTTGGTCTGCTCCTCGTAGTTGTCGTGCAGGTCGTTGCTCACCTCGTCGCGGTGGTGGCGGGCGTTCTCGGAAATGCCGGTGATGGCACCGTGCAGGTTGCCGCGCTCTTCGTCGGGGATGTTGAACTTGGCCATCGCGTCCAGCATTCCCATGCGGAATTTCACGAATACGTCGGTGTGGCGGAGGTCGAGGGCCGGGGCGAGCGGGTCGAATGCGATGTCGTGGTAGTCCACCATCGAATTGGTGACGTTCTGGTAAACGGCCAGGGTGTCTTTGATTTCCACTTCCCGCCAATCCACGGCTTCCGGGTCGATCTGTGCGCCCTGCTCGATGATGGCTTCGATCTCTTCGGCGGTGGTGATGAAGTCGCCGGCATCGTTGCGGATCGGCTCGCCGGTCATGGCATCGTGCGCGGCGTTGATGATGCGCTCGAAGGTTTCCACGTCGTTCTCCCATGCGGATTTGACGAACGCTGTCCCGCCCCATGTCGAGACGCGGAGGGCATCCAGCAAGGTGGCCTCAATGTCGGCGTGGTTGAACTTCCACTGCGCGTGCTTGGAAATGGTGTCGGCGAGGTCGATGTCGGCCTTTCCTTCGGGGGTGACGGCGAGCCATGGCTTGGTTCCGAACAGGTCGTCTTTGGCCTGGGCGTAGTGGAAATCGCAGAATCCGTTGACCAATCCGAGGGTGTCGTTCTGCTCGGTGAAGATGTCCTTGACGGTGGATGGGTTTACTTCGTCCGGTGCCATGATCCGGTCGTTGAAGTCTCCTTCGCTCTGGCGCTCCCAGACGCGCATCTTGTGCCGCCATATACTCATGGCTTGGTGCATGTCGCGGAACCGGTTGCAGACGTGATTGAGGAGCCAACGGCGCTCGGTGTCGTCCATGGTGCGGGCGAGCGGGCTGGTCTGCCAGCGGGCCATATCCACGAGCCTCTGCTTCTGCTCGGAATCGTTCCCGTTGAAATCGGTCTGCTTGGCCTCGACTGTCACCATGGCGGGGAGCATGGGGCCATTCCGGCGGCTGAAATACGGGCGCAATCCAATGATTGTCAGGAAAGCCGAAATGCCGTATTTGCGGGGGCATGCCGGGACGCAAAAGAGAGCCGATGTCAGAGAGGACGCGCCAGCGGGTGCGTGAGGTGGTTTACTGGAAGGCTCGGGTGTTTGGCATCCCCCCGGTGTTCATCACTGCGCACGTCCATTATTACCGGGCGCATCAGGCGCGGGTGGCGGTGTGGAAGCATCTGATTGTGAGGATGCGGATTCCGCGGACCCATGTGGCGGAGATGTTTGGGAGGTCTCACCGCCGGCTGCGGAAGAGTGTGCTGGGGTTTTGAAGCGAAAAAGCCCGCCACCCCGGACGCCGACGCTCTCCGAAGTGAGCGAAGCTGAGAAGTGCGCTCCGGGGTGGCGGGCTGAAAGTTGCGCGGGATTGGTTTCTCACCAAACGCCACTGTCCGCCGGGTTATGAGTCCGAGACTGGATGGTTTCTGCCGCGCGAGAGATTCCCTACCGCTTCGCCCGCAGCGATGCAAGGGGAAATCACATCTCGTAACCGGAGAACTTGCGGTAACAGGGAGAGCATTCCGGATCTTGTTTGGCCCGCTGCCGCTCTATGCGGACCTTGTGGCGTTTCAGCCAGCGGTGGTAACCACCTCTTGAGAGTTTGCCTTTGGCGTCGGCTTGTTCTGTGTTCCTGGTTTTCATATCACTCCGCCTTCCAACTCTCCCCATCATCCGGCGGCTCTGGCCTTGGCATCACCTTCGCAATCTCGAAAGCCGTGGTCTGCGCGGCGTCCATTTCGAGGAATTCGCGGGCCACTCCCTGCCTTGCATACCAGTTGCCGATGCCACGAGTGACCCGATTGGTGTTGCCGTCGTCGCCCATGTAAGTGCCGATTATCTGGATACAGTCGAAGTGTTCTCCAAGCTCCGCAAGGATCTCGTCGAGCCTTGTGACAAGCGTGTCAAGGTATGCGGATTCTTCGGGGGTCATGATTTTTCCTTAACAAACATCAAGCCTTTCTCGATGTCCTCAAGGTCATCGCACAGGGCTTTGAGATAAAGAAGCGCGGGGCTTTCGGCGATTTCTCGGCGGGATTTGCCTTTCATGAACTCCCGGCTTCTGATGATAGCCGCTTGGATCCCCATGCAGTCATCTCCACGGATGAACATGCCGGGGTAATTGTCTCCGAATTGAACGGGGCCTGTTTGCGGGTTTGGCAGGTCGCTATTGTGGGCGATCTTTTGGATGGTGTTGTTCATGCTCTTTCCTCCGGTGCGATTGCCAAGAGATACCCGCCGTCTCCACGGTCTGTGATCCCCACCTGGCGGATGCTGACCATGCGGCCGTTCTCGTATTTCATGAAGCCTGCAAGGGTGAACAGGGCGCACTTCTGGGAGTCGGTGAGGTCGGCGGCGGGGATGTTCTTGCCTTCGAGTTCCTTGGCGGTAGCGCGGGCGTTGTCGAAGATCATGGTGGCGATGTCCGGTATCCTTGGGATGTCCTTGAACTGTTCCTTCATTTCCTCTGCTGTGGGAAATAGGAAAGGCGGGCGGCGAAGCGTTGGGGTTGCGTTCATGGCTTCGGTCCCTTCCACTTGGCGACTTCGGATGCGTGCATGCCCGGACGGATATGCCTTCAGGACCTTGAAAGCAAGCCGATTCACTCCATGAGCCACACCCTCACGCTGTCATTGAGGCTGCCGTCAATCGCCGCCATGAACGCCTTGCGCTGCTCGGGGGAGAGCTTCGCCCGTTCCCGGCGGAGATAGTCAACGGTGGCCATGTCCCGCTGCATCTGGGCGAGCTTGTCTATCTTGCCGTTGGCGTCGGTGGGCTTGGGCAGGGTCTTGCGGTATTTCGAGAACCGGGCCTTCATCCGGCGAACTCTCTCCTCCGTGCTGAACTCCATGCCGTTGCTGGTGAGGAGTCCAAGGCCATCGCGGGCGACGTTGCCAGCCTGCGAGAGAAACGCCGTCTCGGGGAACATGCCAAGGGTGGCTTGAATCGCCTGGGTGGCAACCTTCACCTTCTGTTCCGGCGAAAGGTCCGAGTCTGCCAGTTCCGATGCCTTGAACACTCCCGCCACTCCCCGATTGAGGATGTTGTTGGACGTGTCGAATTGTTTGATGCGCTCGCCTTTGATGAACTCCGCTTCGTTGATCACGCCACCAATAAGCCTGGATGCCGCTTCGCCGATGAGGGGGAATCCTTTCAGGTGTTCGGTGAGAATCGCGTTGGTCCATCCTTTGCCATCGGTCAGTCTTGCAATCATGCGCTCCCACATGTCTTCTGGCTCGTCATCACCGGCTTTGAATGCGGCCATGACTAGGCTGCGGATCAGGTAAGCGAACGCGGAATAGAACGATCCCAAGACGATGAGCTGCTGCGCGGCCATGCCCTTGCTGACGGCTCCCTTGCCGGTGATGAGCTTGCGGGCCGCATACATGCCGATGGCGAAGTTCTTGCGCGGCTCTGTGGCGAACATGAAGAGCAACCCGCCAATCGGGTTCTGTGACAGCTTCACCTCGCCGAGTGAGCGTGAAAGCATGTTGTTCGGCTGCATGACGGTGGCAGAAAGCCGGTCGATCTCCTTTTCGGCTGCCGCGACGGCATCGGCTTCGGACATGCCTGCCTTGCGGGCCTGCACGAGCGTTGCGCGGTAGGCCAGCGCTCCGAGGACGGAGTTGCTGAAGGTGTCCCACCAGTTGATGCCTTGCATGCTAGTCTGGGCCACACGGCGGCCTCCAGCGGCCAGCGGGCGCGAACCGATGCCGCCCTGTGCTGCAATGCGGATCTCGTGGCTGGTGCCGTGCTTCAATCTGCGCTGGATGGCCGGAGAGTCGAAGAACCGCTTCACGTCCCCGACGTATTCCGGTGACAGCCCGGAAAGCAGTTCCTTTGCCGGAACTCCAAGCAGGGTGTTCAGCATGGCAGTGGTGTTGATCATGATCGTGCCGATGTTCAGGCCAAGGACGCCAAGGGCAAAGCCACTCTGTACCTTCCTCATGAACTTCTCTGCTTCGAGCACGCCATCGGCGTTCAGCATGCCGTTGGTTTCGATCAGCTTCAACTCGCGGCCAAGGTTGCGGGTGTAGTTCTCGCCAAGCGTCACCCGCAGGGATTCGTTCGATTTGGTGGCACGGAACATGGAAACCATCTCGCGCAATGGTGTGGCGTGCGTCATGAAGTAGTGAACCTGTGCCCGGTTGCTCAAGAACACGGACAGGGCGTTCATCTGGCGCGGGCGGGCGTTGTGCGCCACCCGGCCTTTCAAGGCGGATGCTGTCTTGGCGGCGACGTTCGTGTCCACTCCATCGGGTCCAAGGTTGCTGTCCTGGCTCTGCGCGTTCTCGAAGAGCGCGGGGAAGTAGTTGTCCACGAGGTCAAGGCCAATTCCGTATTCGCTCCGGTGTTTGGCGTCCAACTCGGAACGCTGGCTTTCCAGTCGATCCACGAGCCACAAGCCAAGGCGTTTCACTTCCGGCGTGAGGGCGGATTCCAGTTGCTCCATGGTGGTTTCGTCCCACCCGCGAGACTCGTATTTCTTGGCCAGGTCGGCTTGGCGCATGGCCAGCCACTCCTTGAGCATTTCGAGTTGGGAATAGGCTCCGATGGTGTTGCGCTTGCCCTCGCTCTTGACGCGGGTGAAGTAGATCAGCGGCTTGCGTCCTTGGGCTTCGTCGGGAAGTTCTTGGAATCGCTCCCACGCTTCTTCCAGCGCAACCATATCCTGAGCAACGATCTCGTATTTGACGCCGTTGTGGGTGTAGGTGCTGGTTTCCTTGCGGACCAGCGATTCCGCCAGCTTTACCGGGACCGGGATGGTATCCTTGCTCACGCCTTCCAGCACGGTGACGCCGTGGTCTTCGCGGCGCGTGGATAGTCCGTGAAGGATCGGGTCGAGCTTGAACTTGTCCGTCCATCCGGTGCCGGTGCCGAAGATGTCGGCCATCGCCTCCTCCAATGCCACGCGTTCGCCTTCGAGCTTGTCGTCATACTCTCCGCGTGCATCACGGAGTTTGGCAACCTGCTCGTCAACCCACGCGAGGGCTTGCGGATCTTGGGTGTTCTCTTTGAGTTGTCCGAGGATTTGCTCGTAGGACGAAATCCATTCGAGCATTGCCGTGCCGAAACGGTGGACGATCTTTTCAGACTTCTTCTTGGCGGCCGCCAGCATCTCATTGGTGATGAAGTCCGGGGCCTTGATGGTTTTGCGAAGGGTCTCGATGTCGTCTTCCTTTTGCGCCTTGCGCTCCTTCAGGACCTTAAGCCATTGCTCCCGGCTCTCGGAGTAAACACCCTTCAGGAACTCCAGCGCCTTCGCCAAACGGGCGCTGCTGGCGTTCTCGTAGTCGGAGAACAATTCAAGGGCGACTGCTTTGCCTTCCAACTCCTCCCACTCGTCGAGGGTGAGTGGAACATCATCGTCACCGACTCGCTTGGTGCCGATCTCGATCTTCTCCCGGTGAGCCGCGGCAAGAGTGAGGGCTTCGTTGGTGTCGAGAAGCATCGCGTTGGTTGCCTGGTTGACGATGGCGGCGATGTTCGCATCATCCTCGGTGGACTCCAGTTCCCAGAGGGCTTCGTTGGCGATCTTCAGCTTGGCCTCGGTGTCCTTGGCGCGGCGGATGCGGTCGAGGGCGGTTTCCGCGATGTCCTGAACCTCGTCGCTGGTGGTCTCGGTGATGACGTTGGCAAGGGCATCGGTGGCGATCTCCAGTTGTTTCTCGGTGTCCACCTTCAGGGTCATGGCGCTGACGGCCTGTTTGACGATGGCATGGCCGGAAGCACCGATCTTGCCTCGAAGGTTGCGGCTGGCGTTGGGCTTGGGCTTGCTCTTGTCAATGACCTTCCTGATGTCCTGGCGGTAGAGCGTCTGGAGGTGCGCTTCCAGTGCCTTCTCAACCTTCGGGAGCATGGCCAGCATGTATCGCTCCCGTCCCTTCTCGGTCTTCATCTCTGCTACGTTGCGGAACTTGCCAACAAACTTCCCACGCATCTCTTTCGGCAGGGCCTTCACAATGGCTTCCAGAATCGCCACGTCGCGGATCATGGTGTAGCGGGCGGAGTCGATGCCTTGAGCGGAGAACTCGCGCTTGAGGCGTCCTGTGTCGAAGCGGTTGCGAACGTCGGAGACGTAGCGGGCGGCCCGGACGTAGGTTTCGGCCTTCTTGTCGGGATCGGCGACCATGGCCTTGATGCGGTCAAGGATGGGGTCGGAGCGGCGAGCGGGGGAGGCGGAGGAGAAGAGCGCGGTGCCCTTGTCGGTTTCCTTCGTGTCGAGGATGTTGAACAGGTTGTCGAATGCACTGTTAATTGCCTCGCGCTCGGTGCCTTCGGGAAAGGGCTTCACATTGAATATTCGGTATTTCGGCAGGCGGTTGTCCGATCCGTAGGAAAGGAAGTCCGATGACCCTCCGGTGGCTGCAATCTTATCTTCCACATAAGCGGAGAATCCGCGTGCCAACATTTCATGGGGTAAATTCCAGTAATCCGAAAGGCTGCCTTGGTCGATAGCCTTGGCATTCATTGAGAAAGCTGTTGGCACCTTGCGGGTCTTTGTGTCGGTCGATTGGGCGCTTTCCAGCATCTTGATCCGCACCGCATAATGCTTCATGTCTTGGCGGAGGTGGTCGAGTTGGCCGCCGTCCTTGTTGAATCCGCTTCGGTTGGTGATGGCCTTGTGAAGAGCGTTCAGCGTTTCCAAGGCATCGTTGGTCCACCGATAGTTCAGGCGGGCTTTGCCATCGACGGGACGCCAATCAGTTTCCAAGTCCATTCCGTTGAGGAAGCGGTCGGCCATGGCATCAAACACCGCCAGTTGCGCCTCGGTGGCAGGCTTGCGGCGTTTCTCCCAACGTGGATCAGGATCGCGGGTGTAGTCCTTGCGGAGCGATCCAAGTTTCTTTTCAAGCTCGGTGCGAGCACGTTCCACGAACCGCTCTGCGGCGTTGCTGTCTTCCACAAACTCCACCGACTTGTTCATGATGGTGTCCATCAGTCGGGTGAAGGCATTGCGGACTTCCTCGCGGACCTTCGATTCCTTGCGGCTGAACCCGTGGGAAACCATGGATTGCTCGGGGCCGCCAGGTTTCTTGATGCGGCTGCCGGACGCGTCCTTGATCCACTCACTGCTTGCTCGCCCATCCTGCCGTCCAAGGTAGTGATCCAAGCTGTGGATCCACTCATGAGCAAGGCTGCCCGCTCCGCTCATCTTCGTGAGGTTGATCACTACATAATCCGGCTCGTAGTGCGCCTTGGCTCCGCTGAGTCCTTGCCCGCGTGCCCCGAACGCCAAACCAAGATCGCCGTTGAGACTGATTGCTTTGGGTGGGATGTTGAGGATTTCCACGAGGTCAAGCAAACCGTCGTAGGCGTGGTTCAACACCTCTTGGCGTTCTTTGCCGTCGCCAGCTTGGCGCATCCAGTTGCCGAACTCCACTCCTCGAAATCCGAAAGCATCCTCGAACATCTTCTTGTCGGCGGGACGGTTGCGGCGTTCTGGCCCTTTGCGGACCGGCTTTTCAGGCTTCACGATCAACTCTTCGCGCCATGATGTCTTGGTCTCGATGATGTCGGCGGCGTTCTTTGCTAAGAACTCTCGGGCTTCATTCTCGGTGGCGAATGTCTGTTTCACTACCTGCACCCGCTTGCGGTCTGAGACGATTCGCCATATACCCCATTGGTCAGCCCCTTCCACTGTCTCGCGGCGGAGCTTGTGATTGCGCGAGGCTTCCAACAATGGGATTGCCGCTTCAGCTTCCTCTCGGGTGGCGAATGTCTGACGGGTGGCTCGCTCCGGTTTTCCGCTCCAGTCGAGCTTGCGCTTGTCGTTGATGACGAATCGACCGACTGCTGACTCTTCCTGTTTGGCACTGGCGGATTGCATCCAGTATCGCTCAAGCGGCGAAGACGCCTTCGTTTCCGCGACAACCTCATTGACTTCATATCGGTTGAACCATCCGGGCTTGTCGTTGGTCTTTTTCGGGCGGGTTTTCTCTCCGGTCTTGATCGACATGTCTTTGCGTGCTCCGCCGATCTTTTCTCCGAAGTCGTTGATTCCCGCTTTTTCGGCGGATGCGGCCTTGCGCTTTTTCTGAACAATCTCCTTCTTGTCTTCGGTGGGGAGGAGACGGAAGTCCGGCGTGCCGGGTTCCGGTGCTTCTTCCTTCGTCTCAGTGGTCAAGGATTCCTTGACTGCTTCCTCACCCACCGCCACGCGGCTTTCGCCGCCTCCAGCAACAACGTCGCCAGCGCCTTCACCAGTCTGAACCTGCTGTCCATCCCCGGGAGTCTGCACGCTCGCACCGTAGATGCCAGCCCAATCGGGAGCGGTCGGGGCCTCGCCCTTCACTGCGGAAATGATGCTCCACAATCCTTGGGACAGCTTCGGCGCTCCGGGTCCGAACTTCTTCAGCGTGGCGGCCAGACTCTCGGGTGATGTCACTTGGCCGGATTCCACCAGGGCGGTGAGTGATCCCCACATTTTGGCGATGACTGCCGGCGGGATGGGAGCGGAGTAGGGGGATTGGCCGTTGCGGCTGGCGCTGGAGAACAGGGCGTTCCCTGAGCTGAACAACTCCATGATCCCGTTGTTTGGTGAGAGTCGCGGGAGCCCGCTAAAGAACCCGCGCAAAAGGTACTTCATCTCCTGGCTTTTCTGGAGGTTGTCGATACCGATGTAGTTGGTCCCCATCACCGCGTCGGCCACAAGGAACGCTTGGAACTCTGCGGCAACCTCTTCTGGCGAAGAGTTTCCGTATCCATAGTTGTGCAGGTATCCATTGATCCGCTCGACCTCTTTAGTGGAAAGAAGGCTTCGGATGTCTCTCAGAATTGAGCGTGCTTGGGTGCTGCTGTCCTTCTGCGCGACATGAACCAACTCGTGAACGATGCCATATCCCACGGATGCCATGGGATATTCGGTGTTGATCGCTACAATCCTCGGGTGAGTCGTGCTATTCCTTCCGAGAGTAAGTTTGGGAGTCCCTCGAACGAAGATAATGGTTGCGCCTGTAATCTCTTCAATTCTTCGGGTGTCGGAAGAATCAGGTGTTCTTCGATACCCTTGGAGGCGATTGATTTGGAGGAATTGCCGGACTTGCGGGCTTGGGTGTTCATAGGCTTCATATTCATACTTGTTTGGTGGTTCGGTGAGACTGGTTTTTGCGATTGTTTCGACTTCCGGAAATTGGCTAGGAGACGCGGAGGAGAAGAGCGCGGTGCCCTTGTCGGTTTGCTTTGTGTCGAGCGCTTCAAAGCCGCTGAACAGCTCTTTCCCTGCTTTGGTTTCCGGTAGCACATAAACAATCCCGCCTTCGCGGAATAAGCCTGCGGCGGATTTTGCCACCGATGCAGGGACATTGATGCAGCCAAGGCTGATCCGGTTGTCTGCACCTGTTGGCGTGGAAAGTCGGCGCTGTCTTTTTTCGGTCGATTCACGGCCAAGAAACACCTTGTGAATCGCAATGCGGCTTCCCGCCTTCTTGCTCATCACTGGAACAACCTCGCCATATGCTCTGGATTTGCTGGTTGCTGTCTCGAATCTTCCGGCTGGTGTGATTTGGTCTGCTTTGTTGGCGCGGGTTGATGCGATCCCTTGGCGTAACTGGCGTTCAGATAGAACATCGCCTTTGGCTGATCCGTAGATGGCTGGGGCAGCTTCAACTAGCGTCCCGGTGCCATCAAAGAAGTAGATCGATCCTTCGGTCTTGTCCGCGATTGTGAACGGCTTGCCTCGGTTGTCTCTGTTGCCCATCACCCAATCAGCCATGACGCGCACGTTGTCTGATGTCTCTTGACTGCCAAAGCTGGCTGATGGCGTCTGCGAGGTGGCTGATGGTGCTGTGGTTTCCTTCCTTGGAATAACGGTCGGCTGCATCACGCTTCCAATCTCTTGCGTTTCCTTGGCGAATGGAACGGCAGGGGACTGGTTTGTAATCGCGGATGCGGAGATTGCTTCAACCGTTGGCGCTGTGGTCGATGTGATGCTCACTGCAACAACTACTGAAAGCGCTGCTCGTTTCACGACCTTCGCGAACATGGCCGCCAGCTTTGCCGACGACTCAACACCTGAAACCATCCAGTCCGCGAGTCTGCTAAGGAACGACTTTCGGGCCTCCGGTGTCCATGATTTATGTCCAAGCTCAACGGCGGCTTGCTGCTTCTCGGATTCTGATAGTGATGCCTCGACGGCTTCGGTGGTTCGCGTCTCAGTGGTCAAGGATTCCTTGGCTGCTGGGGTGGGGGGTTGGTCCGCCTCCACCGCAACCGGCGCGGTGATCTCCGCAATCTCCTTCTTGTATGCCTCGATCTGCCGGGTGTTCCGCTCGATGTCGGCTTCCGAAAGCGGGTAGCGGCGACCGTAGGAGGATTTCCCGTTGGTGATCTCTGATTCCAGATTGCGAATGAATCCTTCGCGCTTCCTCACCCGGTATTTCTTCGCATCGTCGGCTTGCAGTTCGTCACGGATCTTGGTGACGAGCGCTTCCACTGCCTGGCCGTTCTTGCGCTGCCATGACGTGAACGCGCCGTCTGAGCTGTCCTTCTGGCTCAACTTGCCACGGAGCTTCGTGCCTTGCTCGTAGAGGTCGGAGGCGGCCTTGCTCGACCATGTGGTGGTGTATCGGTAATACGAATCCGACGTGCTGGTTGAAAGCTCTTTCTTAATCTCCTTCAACGAGTCATCCAGCGATTGCCACGCTGCGCGGTTGAATGATGCCTTGGCTTCCTGCGATTGGGCATCTCCAGACTTCTCGGAAAAGTGGGTGATACATTCGGATCCGACCATCATCGACCATTTCTTCGAGTCGTTCTTGATCCCGAACAGATACTTCACCGGGGCCTTGCCGCACCATCCGCAGGCCGGGGATTGACTGGTGCCGGGGTAGAGTGTCGGGGCCTGCTTCCATCCAGCTCCCTGAACGCTCAAATAATCCTGCTCGATCATCGGGCGGCCTCCCTCGGGGTTCTCGATCTCCCTGCCGGTGAACGGAACGACGGACCATTCGTCGCCCTTGGTGCCCATGTGCTTCAGGTTGCGTTGAACGCTCTTGGCGTAGGTCTCGGCGGTGTCGTCGGATGAAGCTGGCTGGGTTTCCAGCTTCCACCCTTCCTTGCCTTCCTTCATGTTGATGTAGTCATTCCGCCGCTGAATCTCCTTCACTACCTGCTCAACCGTGCCGTCGAACTGGTTCTTGGCGATGTCCCATCCTTTTACCCCCATGGAGTTGTCACGGGTCATCACGTTGGCCACGATGGGCTTGGAAACTCCGTTGCTGATGTCCTGCTCGATCATCATCCCGTGGCGGCCGTCAGGGTGAATGAAGAAATGCTCGAACCTCGCAACCTTCTGCTTGGTCTTGTGGTCGGTGAAGACGTTGACAGAGCGCGGCGTGGATTTCCATCCAGCGGGCGGCTCGATGATCTGCGCCAGCGGCAGGCCAGCGTCAACAGCTTCGCGCCAGATTCCGGTGTAGTCATTTGGAATCTTCCACTGCGCGGCATTCACCTCCGCCGCCTCACCCACCGCCACGCGGCTTTCGCCGCCTCCAGCAACAACGTCGCCAGCGCCTTCACCAGTCTGAACCTGCTGTCCATCCCCGGGAGTCTGCACGCTCGCACCGTAGATGCCAGCCCAATCGGGAGCGGTCGGGGCCTCGCCCTTCACTGCGGAAATGATGCTCCACAATCCTTGCGAGAGCTTCGGCGCTCCGGGGCCGAACTTCTTCAACGTGGCCGCCAGCGTCTCGGGGGAGGTGACTTGGCCGGATTCCACCAGGGCGGTGAGCGATCCCCACATTTTGGCGATGACTGCCGGCGGGATGGGCGCGGAGTAGTCAGGGGCGGGGGATGCGGAGCTTCTGAGCGTTTCTCCAGACGGCGGGCTTTCCGCTGCTTCTGCGAACAACTGTCCTTTGCGGGCGTCTGGATTGAGTCTTGGAAGTGAATCAAAGTATGCCACCAGCTCGGATGTAAGCTGCTCTCTGTTGGCCAACTCTTGAAGTCCGAGCGTGTTGGTTCCGGCGACCGCATCCGCGACAAGATGAGCGTGAATCTCTGCGGTTATTAGTGTCTTGTTGTTGTCGTAACCCTTGAAGAGCAATGTTTTGAACATCGCTGTGATTTCTTCTTTGCTGGCAAGCTCGGTGATTCTTTTGATGATCGGGCCGCTTGGTGCCGCGCTGACTTTTTGCGCAACGTGCGTCATTTCGTGCGCGATCAAATAGCCTACGCTCGCCGCGGTGGTGTCGGCGTTGATGATGATAACCCTTGGAACGCTCAGGGTATTTGCAGAGACCAATCCGATTGGATTTTGTTCCCTGACGAAGACAACTTGAGCGCCTGAAATCTCTTCGAGTTGATCGGTGTCAAGTCGAAGGTTGGTAGGGACAACTCTTTGTAGGCCGCTTTTCTCAAGGAGCGCTGCGATGTCGGGTCTGGTTTCTTGTGTTGGTTCATATTGGTATTGGCTGGGGGTTTTGGTGAGTTCGGTCGTGATAGATCGGCGGAGGTTTTGGAAATCAGGATTAGGAGAGGCCGACGAGAACAAGCTCTGCTGCCCTCCCCTGCCTTCCTCTCCCATGAACATGCTTTGCTGCACCGCACGCATCGAACGCGCGGCCTGCGGCATAGTCGCTTCCACGATGGCCGCTTGCAGAAGGTCCGTATCCTTGCCCTTCAGATTCTCCGGTGCCATGTCGAATGCCATCTTCTGGCCAAGGGCGGTTTCGGCTTCGAGTAGGTCTTGCTCTTCCTCGGGCTTGAGGGTCTTGCCTGCCTGCTTCTTCGCTGTGAGTGCGCGGTAGGCTCCGAGTGCTGACTTGTTGCTCGGGGTCTTCACCTCCTTCATGGAGGGGCGTGCAAGGTTCTCGGGGGCGAACAGGTCGGGGGTCCCGGTGTCGCGGGAGCGGGAGGCGAATAGTCCTTCCAGCGCATCCTTCAACGCCTGCTCTTCCGGGGTGAGGGTGGGGCCTTCATCAAACAGACTCCGCTGTGCCGCGTCTGCCGCTGCCTTGGCTTCCTCCTTCGCCTTGCGCTCCGCTGCGACCTTCGCGCCGTCCGTGGTGGTTTCCTGTCCGAGTTTGAATCCGCCGTCGTCGGCGAAGAGTTCCTTCGCGTCGGTGTTCTTGCGGTCCATCGCGGAGGTCGGGGCTTCGGTGTCCCATTCCTCGCGATATCGCTCCGCCAAATCTACGTTCGCCTCAAGATCAGCAATGATCGGGAAATAATTGTCTGACCCCATCGACAACTTTGCGTCCCGGCGGATCGTGTTGGCGAGCCACTGGATACCCTTCGCGCCAAGTCGGTTGTAAACCTTGTTGTATCTCGCGGTGATGTCCTTGGGCATATCGACGCCCCGGAATCTGGCGTTGAGCTGCATGTAGGTAATTGGCGAGGGCAGGTCGGGCTTCTTGGGAGGAGCGAGAAAGTCCTTCATCTCCTGAAGGAAGTCCTCCTTGTCGAGCGGGCTTGTCCGCTTGCTCACGTCGGGCATCCATTCCGTTTTGGTTTTGGGCACGTCCTTCAACCCAAGGTGGTAGAGCGGGGCATCGGTCCCGAACTCTGGAATCAGCTTCAATGCCTCGGTCGCTGCCTTCTGGTTTACATCTGGCTTTGCTAGTCTCTTGATCGTTCGCATGGCGAACTTGATGTCGTCATCGGTGTCTTCTTTGGATCTCCAGTCGGGAAGGATCTTCCGGTATTCTTGAATCAGGTTTTCGACTGATTTTCCTGGAGAGGCGGGCTTCTGAGTTGGCGGATACCAGATGTCGCCGCGCCGAACGTAGCCTTTCTTTGGCGGCTTCCCGTCGTCCTGCATGTTGTCGATAACCGGCTCGTTCTTGGCTAGAGCGGCCTTTCGGGCACTGTTCCACATGCCCTTGTAAACTCGGATCTCGTCAGCGGTGAGTTCGTCGGGGCCGATCCCACGTTTGGCGGCTTCCTCGTCATACCAGACTTTCGGAGACTGCTGTGCAATGGGCCGCTGCATCATTTCCAGTCGCTCGGCACGGCGTTCTGCGCGAAGCTCTCTATCGAACTTCTCGGCAGCAGTTTCCTCAACCGGGCTTGGCGTTTCATCAACCGGCGTTGATTCTTCGGCGCGCACCTGATCGTCAACGGGTTCCGCCTCCACCTCCGGCGCGTCCTCTTCCACAAACACAACCTCGCCGTCTTCGAGAACCTGCCGCCCGAACCGCTTGCCGTTCTGCAAGACAACCGCAGTGGTGATTCCCATCGAATCCGTCTCAACGTCGGCAACAAGCATCGGCTCGCCGTCCACGGTGATGGTCCCGCCGATCATGTCAGGGCTGAAGTCTGCCGCATCCATGCCAATGGCGGCATCGCTCGGGTTGGCTTGGGCGGCGTCGAATGCTTTATCCTGCTTCGCCTGTGTGGTCCCTTCCTTCTTCCCTGCCTTGGCCTCGGCTTCTGCCGCGGCGATCTCCTCGGGTGCTGCCTCCTCCTTGTTCGGGTTGCGGGCGTCGGTCTCGGTGGTGATGCCCTTGGAAATCCGGGTGAGTTCCCCCATGACTTCCAGCATGGCTTCGTCGTTGGTCAGCTTGTCGCCAAGCAGTCCTGCCCAATCGTCCAAGGCGGTGTTGCTCTTGTCCTGGGTGAAGAGCATGCCATGAAGCTCCTGCGCGACCTTCCCGTTGAAGTCGGTGCCGAATGCGTATTTCGGGATGTATTGGTTGAATCCGGCGTTGTCCCAGAAATCCAGCATGTCTCGCTGCTTCTGGGTGGCCTTACCGGTTTCGAGGGCCGCTTTGGCGATCTTGAGCATGCCCGTGGGCGGGGCCTGTATCTTGCCGCCGATGATCTTGTCGATGACGATCAGCTCCCCGGAGCGAAGCAGGCGGAACGCCTCGCGGCGGGCGGGGCTGTCGATCTGCTTCTTGGCTGGCTTGGAAGGGGATTCCCCGGCGTCTGGTGTGATGGCCTCTTCGGGCGTCGGTGTTGTGTCACTTTGAGACGCGGGGGAAAGGGTGAGTTCGCGATAGAACGCTTCGAGTTCCTCGAGGTGGGCTTTTGCTTGGTCGGGGAGGGTGTCGATCACGCCTTTCAGGTAGGCGATGGCGTCCTTGATGAGCTGGATGAATCCCTTCGTCACTCCCTGCCGCTCGATCTCGCGGGAAAGCTCGCTGGTGGTGCCGGTGAGCTTGTTTTCGAGGAACATGCGGAAAATCTCCGCTCCCTTCTGGCCGGCGCTGAGTGACTGCCATTGCGGGTTCCCTGCGGTCGGGTCGTAGATGTTGGCAGCCTCGATGTCGATCTGGCCTCCCTTTCCTCCCATCTCGGCGTATTGCTCGCCGTAGAACTTCAGGAAGTATGTCTCGAAGGACATGCGGGGCTTCTCTTCCTTCCATCGGGCGCGGAGTGCATCCACCTGGGCGATGTGTGCAACCTCGTGGCTGACGGCAAGGTCGGTGAGGATGCGGGTGGCTGTGGCCTCGTCCCACCCATTGCGCTGCATCTCGCCGGCGATGTCTCGGGGGGAGATGGTCATGCGTCCGTCGAGGCCAATGAAGACTCCGCCGGATGGCCGGGTGCCGTCCTGCGTGGTCACCTTGCCTTTGAGGCGAGGAACGGCGGCCTGGATGTTGGCTTGAACCTGCTTGGCGGATCGGATGGATTCCGGGGTTGCTCGGGTGGGTTCTGGAGTCGGCGCTTGTGGTGCATCCGTTGACGCTTCCGGCTCTTGTGTTGCAGAAACCGGGCTTTCGTTAACATCAACGTCCTCTCCCGCCATCTCCGCTTCCAATTCCGCCAACAACGCCGCTTCGTCCTCGGCTGTCGGCTCGAACGGGTCTTCTACCTCTTGAACCGCCGCCTCCGGTGCAACTCCGGCTCCATCTGAAGATGCTGCGGCGGGCTGTCCGGTTCCATCTCGAACAGTTCCACCCGGTGATTCCGAACTGGTGGGTGTGGATTGTGGAGCTTGGGGAGATGGTGCTGCTTGGCTTTGTCCTTGTTGGTCTTGCTCATTGGTGGCGGGTGGTGGGGTATTGGCTGCATCAAATCGTTTCTGGGCGAGGTCCGCGGCTTCTTGCTCGTTGAGCTTCACGCGGCGGCCGGCGCGCTCGCTGGTGGCGCGGACGGTGGCAACCACGTCGTCGGTGAGGATCGCGGAGCCATCGGCGGCGGGGCGCATGAGTGGGGCGGTCAGTCCATTGTCGGCAAGCTCCTTGGCCTTCATCGGGGCGAGCCCACCATCGGCTTCGCGGGTGAATCCCATGGCACGGGCTTCGGCATCGGTCAGGGCGGTGATCTCCATGCCGCTGGCGATCTTGACGGCCGCGCGAGTTTGAAGGTGTGCTTGCCTGGCGCTTCGAGCGGCTGCGAGTTCCGGGCCGGCCATTGCCTTCGCCTCCCGGTCGCCGGAAACCATCGCCTCGTTGAATGCGGCCTGGGCTTGGTTAAAAGCGTCCTTCGTTACAACGTCCTGTTCTCCAAGCTCCCTGACGAGAAGCACGGCATCGGCAGTGTCCCGCACGGTGTTGGTCTCTGTGTCGGGGAATGCGGCTTGCATCGCTTCGTCGATGGCGCGGGCACCTTTCCAATCCTTCGCGGCGACGGCGGCCTTGTATGCTTCGGCCTGCTTCTGGTGGTTGCGGAATGCGTCCTGGTCCGGGGCGACAAGCTGGCGGGCTTCTTTGAGTTCGTCCGGGGTGGGAACGCGCTCGGTCGGGTCAATCTCGGCAATGGCATCGGCCACAAGGTCCGGGTTGACGGCATCGGTCTGGATCCTCTGGGCGATGCTGGCGAGCTGCTGCTGGTGGCGCTGCTCGGGGGTGGTGCCTGATCCAACGGCCTTTGATCCGGTCTCCACGACTCCACCGATCAATCCACCGATCTTGGCGGCCTCGATGGCATTGCCCCATGCGTCGGCGAGGTTGGTGTCGGGGTCGGCGATGATGAACGCTTGGGTGAGTTCGTCGATGCCCTCTTCCGTCGCCTCGCCCGCGGTTGCCTTCAGCACGTTCGCGGCAAATCTCCGGGTGTTGGTGGCAAGCTCTGCCTTCGTGGTGGATCCAAGGATGTCGCGCATTGTCACTTCACCAACGGCCTTGCCAGCGGCGACCTTCTCGACGCCTCCTAGGCCTGCCACTTGGAAAATTCCGGTGATGACCGCGGTGTTGATGCCGGATTTGCGGGCTTTCTCCTGTGCCTCTTCGTGAGATGTTCCGTTCGCCCGCTCGTCGGCGTAGGTCATGCCGGCCGATTGTGCTCCCGATGTCACAACGGCGGTGACGGATCCTGCGGCTTGGGCTGCCTTTGCTGACTTGGTTGCCGCGCCAACGACGGCACCGGCTCCACGGGCAAGGCCTACTTGCATTCCAAGTGCTGGGATTTGCTCGATGACAGCGGAGTCGATGCCATCCGCTCCTGCGCCGGTCTTGATGCCTTGGGATGCTTCGGAGAACGCGGCGGCTCCCTGGCTGGCTGGCTCGATGCCGGCCATTCCGGCAAGGCCTAGAACAGTCTCGATGACGTTCATTTTGCCTGCGGTCCATGCCGCTTCCCACTCGTCGAGCTTGATCTGGCCTTTCCCGCGCTTGTTGAGATACCTGTCTTCGTAGGCCTTGACCGCCGCGGGCAGGTCCCCGCCTTGCTTCTTGGCGAATGAAGAGAACGCGGGAACGTCGTTGCCGAACACGTTGGCCCCCGATGCCATGTCGTAGGCCTCGGCCTTGGCTTTGGCCATGGTCTCCTGCCTTTCTGGCAGTCTGGCTTCCGCCTGGCGCTTGGCCTCCGGCGTGGTCTTGGCGCGGGCGATGATGCCGCGGGCCTTGTTGGGGTCGAGCCATGCGGTATTCGCCTCGTTGATGTGGAGCGAGCCATCGGACAGCACGCGGTGGGTCTCGTCCTTGCCGAACTTGCGATTGATGTTACCAAGGTCGGCCCATGCCGCCTGCACCTCTTCGTCGCTGAGGTTGTTGTCCTGCTGGAACTTGTGGAACACGGCTTGGATTGCCTGCTGCTCGTCACCCATGCCGGCGAAGTCGAGACGGGCACCGGACTTTTGGGCGACGGTCTGCACAATCCCGCCCACCGCTGCCTCAATGATGTTGTCACGCTGCGGGGTCATGGCCGGTAGGTCCCAGTTGCCGTCTGGCCTGCGCCGGATGCCTTTGTCCGTGGCTTGTCCCATCGCGGCGGTGGCAGAACTGAACAGCTTCGCCTCTTGCAGCGCCTTGGAGAGTGCTTCGCGGGGCGCGGGCTTTGGCGGTGCCGCGGCGATGGCCGCCGGATCCTGCCCTTGGAGCTTCGCTGTGAGACTGGTCCGAGCCTGCTCCTTCGCCTGCTCGGTGAGTTGGGCTTGCTTCGTGGTGGCCGCCTCGATCTTCGCTGCGGCTTCCTCGGGTGCGATGTCTCCGAGCTTGGCGCGGGCCTCGATGGCTCGCTTCTGCATCTCCAGCCTGACGAGGTTCGCGGTCAGCGGCGAGACGGTGCGCGGGCGTCCCTGCTGGTCCGCGTAGGTGTTCATCCGTGCCTGTTGCTGGTCCGCGTAGAACCGCATGCGGGATTCCGTGGCGTTCGTCGGGGCTGGCAGGTTCTCGGGGGTGACTGCCGCGGTCGGGTCCTGCTGCTGCGGCGAGAGTCCCGCCTTCTCCATCAGTCTGCGCTCTTGGATCTTCAGCCGGTCGAACTCGGCCTTCCGGCGGGCGGCTTGGAGCGCTTCCCATTCCTGATTCTTGGGCTGGAATCGCTTCTCTTCCTCGGCAAAAGCGTTCTCGGCGTCCCTGCGAGCGTCCTTCCTGGCCTGCGCCTCCTGCGCTGACAGCGGCGTGATACCGCCCGTCTTGGCGTCCTTCCTCACCCAGAAATCCCCGCTTTGCTCGATCTGGTCGTCTGCAAACTTGTCGCGGGCTGCCTTTGCTCGGGCGTGGGCATCGCTGGCTGCCTTGTAATCCGGCTCGATGGTGAGGCGCTGCTGCTCGATCTGGATGGATCGAAGGTCCTGCTGGGCATCCTCTTGCGCGAGGGCGGCCCTGCGCTGCGCGTCTGCCTGACGTTGGGCGGCTTTCGCTTGGGCATCGGCGGCGGCCTGCTGCTGCTGGCGCTCCTTGTCCATGGCGCTCGCATCGAACGCGGCTTGCGCCCGCTCTCCGGTGGCCTCGGATGACTGTTGGTCGGCGGTGGCGGTGGATGCCTTGAATTTGGAAAGATAGTCCTCGACTCCGGTCTGGGTGCGAAAGCGGCTGCTCATGCCCGCATCTTGCGCGACGGATCACGCGGGAAATACGGGCGCAATGAGGGATCACCACTTCCGTTTCACGGCGTTCACAACTCGCCATCCGCTTTGCCTCCGCCCCGGCTTGGCCATGTCCGGCGGATCAACGTCGCGGACCACCCGGCGGGTAAACACGGTGGCCATCGGGATACATTCCCATCCCATAGCCAAACTCATGCAATCGTCGTCATGCTCTCCCGGCGCAGCCTCGGCCCTCCCGTTCGGTTTCCTCACGAATTTCATAAGCTGGTGCAGGACGTGAGGGCATGGGATGTCCAGTTCTTCGGTGCGGAGAGCGGCGGCGAGCCCGTCGATGAGCATCCGGCGTTGGTTCTTGTCGTCGAGCTTGAATCCGAATTGCTCCTCGGTCTGCTTCGTCTTCAAATTTTCCACGATGCGCTTATACAACGGCACGCTGGCGTCCTTGAGCACGCGGAGCACTCCCCACCCTTGATTGACTTCGAGGGCGCAAATGCAGCGCCCGAAATACCTGCTGAGTCGGTCGATATACATGCCGACCACGTCGTCGTCCTCGAAGAACGGGGCTTTCACCCGGGCGACAACGCGCGTCGGGAACGTCCGTTGCAGGTCCGGGTCGTAGTATTTCCCGCGGAGAACGAGGATGCTGGTGGCGTCCGGGTCTGCGGTTTTCGTCTGGCTCTTCCCGGTGGCCGGGTCGCAGGCGATCAGGTAGGCCATGCCTTCCTTCGGGTCCTCCCACATTTCGATGTCGCCGGTTCCGTCGCGCATGCGCTGCCAAAGGATGTGCCCGGTGTCCTGTTTGACCAAGAACCCTCGATCCGGCTGGATGGTCTCGGCTCGGTGTTTCCAGTCGGCGAGCTTGGCGAGGTCGAAACGCGGTGTCCCTGAGTGCAGCCAGCACGAAACGTCATCGGTGGGGTAGTAGAAGGCGAACGTCTTTGGGTCGCCGTTACAAACCGCTTTGATCGTCTCCCTCCTCCAAGCCAACTGTTCAACCGTCCATCCGTGCTTTGCCATGCCCTCGCTCTCGGTCGCGTCCAGCGTTTCGAGAATCTGGTTCCGCTCGTAATCCGAGACAGGCTTCGAGTGCTCGGCGAACTCGTGCCAGGCTGCAAAAACTTTGACCCACTGTTCGGATGGACGTATCCCGGCTTTCCAGTTGGCAAGGAACTGTTCGAGGGTAACGGCTTCGAGGTAGGTGGAATACAGCCAGCCTTGCGCCCCTTCCGGCGTGGATTCCGCGAACACCACCGATCCCTCGCCGGAGAGTGACGGGAGAACAGCGGACATGGTTTTCGCATCATTGCGGGTGAGCGTCTGCGGCCACTTGGCAACCTCCGAGAAGTGCCCGCCTTGCCGGGTGCCACCGACGCCGGCGTCCGGGTTCTCGGCTGAGTCCACCGTCCATTTGGTGCCGTTGCTCCATTCGAGCGAGTGAGTGGACGATTGGATCATCCGGTGCCCCCACGGGTAGCGGTCGGCCCCGGCATACTCTTCCAGCTTGTCCATGATCTCCGACGAGTGCTTTTTAACGTCGGAGATGCTGATTCCCTCAATAGGGTCGCGCATCCCGTGGTGATACAGGATGTAGGACGCGAACGAGCTGCAACCTACCTGACGGGGCTTTACCACGATGATGCGGACCTTCACGCCCAGGTCTCGAAGCGTCTCGTAAGCCTCGCTCATGCGAAGCTGGAGGATGTTCGGGGTCGGCTGTATCCGCTGGTTGGCCTTGTTGCGGATCTCCATGAAGCAGGAGAAGTGAACGGCCGGCGAGTTCAGGGCCATAGCCATGATCTCGTCTTCGCTGGCTTCTCGCAGCCCGCGTGCATACCGGGCGACTGTCTCGGCTGCCGTCATTGCACGGTGTGGGCGAGGGACATCAGGCTTGCCACCGTCTTCGCTCTCTCTCGGATGCTTTCCAGCGTGTAGGGGCCGGTCTCGACTTCCACCCGGTCGGGTTCGAAGTGTCCGGCGAGCTTGGCATCCAGTTCCATCGCCCGAATTCTCGCCATGTCCGACTTCGCCGGATTGCTGGCGATCTCCATGGCAATCCCCCGCTTCATGTCCTTGGACATCAGGGTTTTCTTGGTCTGCGGCTTCCTGAGTTCGGCAATCCTGTTTTTAACTCCCTCAATTTCCCTCACTCGCCAAGCGTTCTTTTCTGCGCTGGCCATTGTCTTCCCGCATCCAGACTTGATGTAGGCTCGGGTGTCGCTTTCGCCCGCAACCACCAGCTCTGCAAACCGTTCGTGTTGTACGGTCAATCGACGCTCTTTTCCGGCCCCGCTCTTTGCCCGTTTGGTGGCGGCTTTCTTGGGCGGCGGAGTCTTCCCTTTCTTGGTCGTCGCTGGCTTCGATGTGGATTTCATGGTATTACGGACGGTTTCTCACCTGTTCGGCTTCGCAAGATTTTATAAGGCGGTGTCGAGCCTTCATATACGGGCGCAACGTGTGGGCGCGAAAAAGCCCCGTCCTGGGGTGCAGGGCGGGGCTGTGGGGCGGGATAATTATTCGGGTTCGGGTCGGGATAATTCTCTGTTAGCCAGAGAAATTGCCTCGGTGAGCGGCTTCAACTCTTTGAGCAAGTCACCAGTGCATCGCGCCAAAAGATCGGCAAGCGGTTGCCCTTCTTCTGTGCTGATCCGTTCGGTCGGCCCGTAGCAAGAGCAGTGTCCGCAATCGTGATGGTGCCACAATCCGTCATCCGTCCGCATCAGCACATGTCCGGTTCCTTCGTATGGCGCAGAGGCATACCAATACCAAAGTTCTTCCACGTTGTTGGGAATTTTCTTGATGTCGTATTCATCAAGCTCGGACGTGGTGTAGTAATCGAATCCGCTTGGGATTTCTTCTATTCGGTGCGTTTTCATAATTCAGAAGAAGGCTAACAAGACGGTCATCCCAACGGAGACCCGCCTTGCTGTTGAGTTTTAGGGTTGATTGTGGGTTGAGCGAGTATCGGGCTGGCGCTCTCGGTCTCCGTGGGATACCTCTGCGTTCCAGAATCGCCGGAATGCCCTTCGGAGAAATTTACCCGCCGCTCTCACGCAACCACCCGATGGTGTCGTGAGAGCGGGCGGGGGTTCGGAGGTTCCCTGCGAGACCTGATTCTCGTGGGCCGAAAGTTTTGCGCGGATGTCCGCAATTTCAATTTGGTGGCGCTCCTCCATCGCTGGGTCGGCGGGCGTGCCGTTGGTCCAGTTGCGCCGGCGCGATGCCTGGACGGCGGCGAGGTCTGCGAGGTTGTTGCAAAGGTTCGTTTTCATGGTTTCAGTCGTCTAATCGGTTCTTGGCGGTCTTGGGTGCAAACATGTCGGGTTGTTCTTTGGCTGGGTGCCCTGACTCAAAGCGCATGAGTTCCGCGATGAATGTCAGTGGTGCGGTGCCTGTGGCTCCGTTCCGGTTCTTCGCTAGGTCGAGCTGTGCGACACCCTGGGCGGCTTCTTTTGCCTCCTCGTCGGCGGCGTAGTATGCCTCTCGGTAAAGCAGGCCGATCATGTCGGCGTCCTGTTCAAGCGCTCCCGACTCGCGGAGGTCACTCATGCGAGGTTTCCCGAGGTTCTTCCCTGTCCGTCCTTCAGGTCCGCGGTTGAGCTGGGCGAGGACGATGGCCGGGATTCCGAGTTCCTTGCAGACGGATTTGATGCCGGCGGAGATTTCTGCAACCTCGCGCTCTCTGTTGTCCCGGGATTGGCGGGACCCGCTCTTCATGAGCTGGAGGTAGTCGATGGCGATCCATTGGAGCGGAGCCTTGCGGTGCTCGCGGCGGGCGGCGGCTCGGAGTTGGCCGATGGAGAGTTCTGATCGGTCGTCGATGATCAGGTTCGCGTGAGCGGATGCGATTTCGATGGACGCCCGCTGGATCCTCTGGAGGTCGCCTTTGTTGGCGACCTGTCCGCGCGTGACAGCGGCCAGATTGAACTTGGCGCGTGAGTTGATAAGGTTTTGCACGAGCTGCTTCTTTCGCATCTCCACGCTGAAAACCATTCCCCGGCGGGACTCTCCGATGGCGAGGTGTTCCACGATGTTCATCATGAGCGATGTCTTCCCCATCGACGGCCGGGCGGCGATCACGAACATCTCCGCTGGCTTCAGGTAGCACCCAAGATGGTCCAGCACTTCAAATCCGGTTGAGATACCATTGGCTTCCTTGTCACCCTCGATGATCCGGCGAATGTCATCGAGGCACTCGTCCACAGTGGCCTTCAGGCTAGTTGTAATGCGGGTTTCCTGTGTCTCGCGGATGGCGAGGATGGCGGCCTCTGTCTGGTCGAGGAGTTCGGCCACCTCGTCGGGCTGGTCGTAGGCTTGCGCGATGGCCTCGTTGGATCTCTGGATGATCGACCGGAGGACGAACTTGTCTTTGACGTGCTGGAGGTGGTGGCGGAAATAGCCGGGGCTGGGTGAATACGTGTAGAGGTCGGTCAGCGTGGCAGGTCCTCCAATGCGGTCGAGTAGGCCGCGGTCGATGAGTTTTTGAATCATGCTCACCAATTCGATCTCCTGCCCGGACTCGAACAGTTCAACGAGAACTCCGTAGAGCGTGGCGTGTGAGGGCAGGTAGAAATGCGCGGGCGTGAGCTTTTCTTCGGCGGCCACGCCGATGAACTCCTGCGGGTCCTGGAGCATTGAGGAAAGCAGGCTCTTTTCTGGTCCTAGCGCGTGCGGCAGGGCTCGCATCACGTCGTCGGCCTCGGCGGGGATGTCGCGGCGGTATTGAGGCGATGGCGCGGCTGGCGCTTGGAGTTCCGGCGCTTCGGTTGGGTCGTCCCAGTTGTCGTTGTGGATCATGGGTTGGATAATTATTCGGGTTTCGGTTGGGATAATTCTCTGTTCTCCAAAGAATCTGCTGGCTCGTAGGTCAGCTCAAATATGTCGGGCTTGCACGGATAGCACTCGCCCTTCACTCCTTTGATGATCCAGTCTCCAATTTGAGCGGTCATCACTCCTTCGAGAGTTTGAATCTTGAGGATCGGCGAAGCGTTCCCTTCGCCGTCATCGTCCCCCCAATCTGCGGCGCGGTTGCACGTTACAAAGTTGTAGCACTGATTCATGGTTTCGAGCGTGAATTGAATCGCTTCGATGATTACTGGTTTCTTACGGAATTTCATTGGTGTATTCGGTGTTGTTTGGTGGTTCAAAAGATGGAGAACAAGTCGTGAGAGCTAACCGCCGGAAGCGTCCTGTTTGTTTTTCGGAGTCTTGCGCGGCGGTAGCTCCACTTGAGCGTTCGCTAGAAATGACACATTTACCAGGAGAGGAATGGCTATCCAAGCAAGAGCCGGTGTTACGAGGCTGGCTTTCCAAAGCCATTCTATCGTTTGTG